CATCCGCTGTGATAAACGCACATTCGGAACAGAAATAACACGAACCAGGCGTAAGGACATACCCTGCTTCCGCCTTGGTTACCTTATTCATCCTAACGGGCCTGAGTCTTTCGAACTTCCGGTAGTGCCGGAGCTTCGTCCCATATATGAATCACCATCGGGGCCGGTAGCAGGTCCACGTGCAACACCGGAACGGTAGCCTTCTCCACCCCAGTTCCCTGCCGGTGCACCTTCGAGAGTGGAGATCGGAACAGGTCCGGAGACTTTTCCTGGGGTAACCCCAGGGGAAGTACCCGGCGTAGCTGCTGGAGTTCGTCCAGCACCGTATCGTTCCGCTTCTCCTCGGGATCCATCACCGTACTTAGCCAACAAAGGGTGGGTAGTCATCAAAGTCCAAGCTTACTTTAAACGCGTGCGGGGTAGGGGTCTTCGGATCGTACGGCGTCAGCGTGCCAGGGAAACCCAGCCCCGGAGCCACCTGCACCGGGCTCTGCCCGACGATGGGCGTCCAGGTATACCCAAACCCAACCCGAAGCTGCATAACCCGATACGGATCCCAGCCCCAAACCATAATCGCGTTATCGATCCGATACCCGTAATCCGCAAGGATCGATCCCGCCATCTTCCGCTGATCAAGATCATCAATCTCTCGAAGTTTCTGAACCGGAAAGGGTTGAGCTTTCCAAAACGCGTCGTCAAACGCCAGTTGATCCGAATCTTGAGCTATACGTGGCATGATTAGATTATACCACTCCTTCGGGGAGCGCCGCTGTTAGTACTACTTCACCCACTTGCGCCACTGCTGGGGGTCTTTCCAATGCCTCACCCGGTTCGCGGGACGGGTGTTCATCCAATACTTCGTAGCATCCATCGCATGGTTGTGGACGTCTTCGATGGATTCTTTGTAGGTTTGCGTCAGCACATCCCGGTCAGACTGGGAGCTAAACACCGCGTTCTCGAACTCCACGATCATATTCGGGCAGCAGGCACGGATACGAAACGTGGGATCCTCGGGATTGCGCCAATGCTGCCGCATCATCCCTAACCATGTCGCCTCGTCAGTATTGCCAGGGATAAGGCCTCGGACGCCATGCTGTCTAAATAACTCTGCAAGGGATACAAACTCACCAAACTTATTGGTTCGAGACTTTTGATTGACAATCGTAGGATCGCACGCAATGTATTTAAGTTGAGAGTAATAAGGGCAAGAAGTAATTTTAGCAGCAAGATCCTCCACAGATTTGCAAGGTTCGTATATCTCATAAACCGCTACCATCACTCCGTCATCGATTGTGAAGACGTAGAACGCGGAGGGATTTCGTTGGCCAAAATCAAACCCACCCCAAAAGGGTTGGAGCGGCCCGTATTCCTTGTACGGTTCCTGGATAACAATTCGATCTCTTCCAGAAGCGATTTCAGGGAACACACGTTGTCCGTACAGTGCAGTGTAATCAATCTCATACTCCTTTGCCCAGCGAGCGGGCGGCATTCCGGCCATCGCCTCTTGCTTCCAGGTTTTGGTTCGCTTCGCTGGATCAGCCGTGTAGTGTAACGACGCGACGCAGAAACGGTTCGTGTCGTTCTTAACTATCCGTAACCCGGTCGATTCGTGAAGTACTTCAGGCACGAGTCACCATCATTCCTGCCCATACCCCAGAGATTCCTCCGAGTAGGTAACCAAAATACTGCGCCCATGGGGAGCCGTTCGCCTTTTGTGCGATTCGTCTCGCTATCCAAAAGTTGATTGCAAAAAACAACGCATCAATCCCTACCGCAACTCCGACATTCCGATCTGCGATGTACCTAAAACTCATCGTAACCATGAAATTCTGAAACGTCATAATCGGGTAGAAAAATAAAAAATCCTTCACTGCTTCCACAACCGTTTCACATACTGCACAATCTCACTATCCCTCGTCTCGCAGAACGGACATTCCATCCTTAGCACATCACACTCCACCGGATACACCGCTACCGACTGTCGCTCACACCCTCGGCACTTCACCAACGCGATGTGATGATCCACGCAGGTGTCCAACACGTCACGCGGTGGGGATAGTCTTGGCAACTCCCGATGCATCCACCCCTGCATTTCCCGTTCCTGATCCGCCATTTGTGGAACCTCCGTTCTTCCCATTCGCATTCAACGCCAGTAGGATCGCCCCGAATACATACTGATTCAACGGTACCTTATAAAAATCCGCTAGGGACGCGATCCCAAGCAGGATAAACAACATAATCACCGTGTCAAACTTACTAATCATGTTCATTCTTCTCCTCGTTTTCTAACATCGACAGCTCAAGTTTCACTGACCCAACCACTCCGCAGTTCTTGCACCACGAATCCAACTCGCCGTTTTTGGCCACTCCTCGGATCACAAACTCCATATGTGAGCACTTCGGGCAGCGGAACACCCGCTTCAGACTGGTTTGGAACTCCAACAGCTCCGGTCCTTTGCGAACGATCACCTCCACGGCAGCTTCGGCCTTACGAACGTCAGTCTGATCGTACACCTTCAAATCCACGTAATCATAACCCGTATCCACCATCCGCATGGAGATTACCTTATGCTGGGGCAGGTGTCCCACGAGGTCGACGATGTTCTTACTCGCGGGGCTCCACGTCACATCCTTCGCGATGGTGTACGTGTGCTTGTGATCCGTGTTAAACAACGACGGCCACAATCCCTGCTCGTACAAATCCTCATCCGGAACGAGGAATATCAAATGTCCACCCGGCTTAAGGACCCTCCACTGGTTAAGTAACCCTTCGAGTGGATCACGGAGATGTTCGATGAAGTGAGAACTAAATACCACATCGAAGCTTCCGTCAGCAAGTCCTCGGAGGTGTTGTCCATCCCCCTGCGGTAGGTCCCATCCTTCTGCCGTAGGAACAATCTTGTCGTCCCCACAGCCGATGTCGAGGACTCGCTTACCTGCGAAGTACCGGTCGAACATCCCTTCTCGTTCCCATCGTTCACGAAACTTACTCGCTTCCTGCGACACGTTTGCACCTTTCAATTATCTTCGTTGTACTCATCCCACCCTGACGAACGAACAACTTTGGCACGTCGGGGAACTTCGTGGGTTGTCCTTTATACTGCATTCCCTGAACCCGGAGGTCAGGGCGTACCACTTCCATCAACCTTCGCATTTCCCCGTCCGAGTGGATCTCCACTACGTAATCCACTGGGAGGAAATTTAAAGTCCCAATACGCTCCACCACACTTTGGACAGGTCTGCCAGCCCCCTTGCGAGATACCCGAGCATCCGAGTCGATGGCTACTATCAACGTCGCTGCCCTGCGGCGGGCTTGGAAGATAATCTTCATATGCCCGCTGTGGAGCAAATCGAACGCTCCGTTGACTATCACAATCGGCCTCGGCAGGTCGATACGACCCAACTCGGCTACCCTCACCCATGGTACCTCCTCGGAGGGAATGTCCCTCCCGAAGTTATACTTCGCTAACCGTTTCGGGTATTTCATACCTGCTGATCCCTACACGCCTGCATGAACCACCCTGGATTCGCGGAGCTCACTGCTGTGTATCTTCCTCCAGCTCCGATAGCAGGCTTGACAGCCGCAAAAGCAGCTTCTGCCTCGACCTGGAATGCAGCCTCATCCACAAAGACTCCGGAAGGATGGTACTGGCGAATTTGATCTGCCCCCTGAGGAAAGCCAAGTATAGTTGATACGAGACTCGGTACGCGAAGAATGCCACTACGAGTCTGACCTGCAGAAACCGCTGCCGGATGGATGTTCTTGAGGAACGAAGGTTGGTTATCCCAGATGAAAAAGGCACGCTCAACCAAGTCAAGAGTTTTAGTACTATCATCGGATTGAAAGATGTTCTCCCTATTTCTGTGGAAGAGGGTGTCCCACGTGTACATCGCCACGGTCCACCACGTGGTAACCATGTCCCGGGATTTCTCCACAAACATTATCTTCTGACGCAGCCACGCCTGCGTTAAAGGTTCCGTGTACGGGAATATCGTAAACGGTCTCACCGTAGGCAACGCGACGAAGTAACCATCGAGATCCGCTTGGCCCATTGATGATACATCCATCGAATGAGCTATCTCCAGATGGACATGTTTCGTATCGAACGTCCTGCCCTGCCCGTCTCGACATAGATTGCATTCGTACAACTCCTTCGGATCTCGGGTATACACGTATGGGACGAAATGCTTCGACTTGTCGAGCCAATACAACACATCTCCCGCACAGCGGTCCCACTCCTGCTCCCCGAGCTGAGCGTAGATCTGCTCACGCTCCTTGGCAGAACACCTCGCGAGGTATTCGACTAATTCTCCGTTAAGTTCCAGCGTAGAAGCCATCGGTAGACTTTACTATACAACCCCATCGGATACAGGGAGTAGTGAAACCACATCCCAAACTCAGAATGACGAATCCGCTCCCGGGATTTCTTGAGGTAGTACTTCAAATACACCCTTGGGGTGGGCATCTTTGGTCCAGCGAAGGTCGGATTTTTACGATAGTTCTCCAACCTCCGACGTTCCGCGATGTACTGTTCGTAATCATTCAACGGACGGGGCACCCGCCAGAACAGAAACTTCCCCCGGAGTAATTCAAACTGATACTTGTAGTATTGCGTCATGACCGACCGTCATCCTCCACCAATTCCTTGCTCTCCTCAATCCTCGTCACATCCGCGTCGGAGTGAGGGGTGCTCACTTCAAGCAGGAGCGATCCGTCCCCTCCGAAGCTCCAGAACCGGTGGGGAGTACCTGGAGGTAGAGACAGTACATCTCTCCTCCACCCGGCGAGTACTGTATCAAAACGTTTGTCCCCAATATAATACTCAACTCTTGTAAGTCCATCAAGAGCAATAAACGTCTCGTGCTTAATCTCGTGATAATGCAACGAACACTGAAATCCAGGAGTGATCCAAAGAAGTTTCGAACAGTACTTTTCATTGTTTACTAGAACCTCCTCCAGCCCCCACCGCTTCGCGACGTACTCTCGCGTCTCTAGCCCACTTTCGTAGCTTGACACTCTGCTACCTCCTTGGCTTTCGCCATAACTTCCTCCACGGTAGCCGTAGCTGTCCACGGCTTCTCCACCACCACCGCTGCTGCGGCATTCGCAAACGGAAGGGCGTGCAGTCCAACACAGGATGCGTAGCTGTAAGCGGCGAGGACTGTATCGCCTGCACCACAGACGGAAACGACTTGCTTTGCCCATGCGGGGTATTCCTCCACGATCTTTCCCTGTTCGAGTCGAGCGATTCCCGCGCCGCTCCGCTTCAGTACCACCGAAGGCCGGTGATCGTAATCGAACTTGAACTGCTCGTACTCATGCTGGTTCGGGAACAACGTCACCCCGTGCCAAGACCACGCCTCAGGGGAACTTTTCGAATCCACAAAGGTTCGTACCCCGAGCTGGTACACCCATCCTCGGACGTCATAGTTGATCGAACCTTTCCCGTAATCGCTCACGACAACCGCATCCGGTTGCCAGTGGAGCACCGCTCGATCCAACCGTTCCAGGTCAATCGGATCCACTTCGTCGTATTCATCCCACCGTGCGAGCTGTTGGGTTCCGACCATCAACCGATTCTTCTCCGGTACCCGAATCAGAGTTCCCTCGGAGGAATTCCACCCATACTCCACTCGAATTTCCGCCCCGAGGGATTGAAGATTCGCGGATACATTTAACGCACCACCGCCGAAGAACTCTTGTTTGGTTACTTTCACCACCGGGATAGGAGCCTCAGGGGAGATTCGAGTCGTGGTACCGATGTAATACCGATCATACATCGCGTCGCCGATTACGAGGATTTTAGGTTTCATTCCCTTCCTTTCGCCTGAAGGTTCGTACCCGAGGGAGGATGGGAGGCATACATCCTTTCGGCGGGGAGCCGTCCTCGGGTACTCTCACTAGGCGGGATCAAACAACAACATCAATAACTCGTGTGCGTTCCATACGTAGCTGTCGTATGGGTTCCATAAACAGTATTATACTGTTGGACCGGGGCCGTTTCCTCACGTCTTTGCCGTTCGCGTTCCTCTTCTTCCTTCCGACGACGCTCGTCTTCAAGGATCGTAAACATTGCTATCACAGCTCCAGCCATTACGTTACCTTCGGTCCCTCAACCGCATCGTCCCACTTCACCGGGGCGAGGTTATCATTCCCCCAGCTCATCGTCTTCCCACCCTCGTACCGGATATGCAACGGATACGGCTCAGTCCAACCTGGGGCGATGTGAATCCCCGACCACTTATCCGACTTCGCTTCGAGCATCACCCACCGGGGGAAGAACTGGCTGACCCCCGCGTGAACCAACTCTGCGTCGAGCGGGACCTGATCCTCGTGGTCCTGGTAGTAGTGCACGAGGAGCTTCAGCAGACTGTTCGCGTCAAACTCAATCCGCTTCGTCATACACTAAACACCCGTTTGATATCAAAATTCACCCGGATCGGGGTATCATCCTTCCAGCTAGGGGATTCTGCCATAATCGCAAACATCCCCTGCTGAGAGGTATTGACCTGCAACCCCACCGGCATGGCATCGTCGGGGATGTCCCCGGTATCCTTCGTATAATCCCGAAAGATTGCCATGATCGCGTCGATAGGGATGATGATCTTCCTACGCATGACTATTCACCCCAGATTATTGAGAACAACCTAATCAACGTGTCCATTACTTTCCTTTCGTGAGCCGACCGAACAGGTACCCGATCGCAGCCGCAAAAATCAACGGTAGTTCCATTACTTCGCCTTTCCTTTCTTTACATCTTTCTTATGTTTCGCTTCCATCGCAGCGCCTTTGGCAGTTTCCTTACTCCCATGCATCGCCCCGATAGAATTCATGATCTTATACGGCACATCCGACTGAGCGCCGTACTTACGCTTGAGCTCCTCTTCGAGAAACTTCGGCATTAGACCCTCTCCTTCCCAGGAGGAATCTTCCCAGATGGGATATGATCCCCATATCCGGAATGATTATCACTCCGATAACTCTGCTTCTCCTGCGTATCCTGATCATCCCCACCAACCGTCTGAGGTTCAGGTTGACCCTGGCCACCCGCACGAGGAGTTGGACCGAAGCCAATTTCCACCAACCGCTTGCATTCCCAGCAATACGGCTGGGACGGCCCGATGCTTTGTCCACAGGACGGGCATTTCTTAAACGGCGTCCCCCGCGTAGCCGCGAACACTTGCTCGTCCGTCGGCTTCTGAATGTTACTTTTCTGTTGTTTTGCCACTTGTTTGATCCTTTGTGAGTTTAGCGGACTCGTCCGCTTCGGTCTGGGCGGCGTGCCCAAAGACTATCTCAACCACTATAACTTCCATATTCGTCTTACTACCCGGTATACACAACGGAACTGGGTATGGAACCGGCCCGGTGTGATCCACCCGGAGCTTCAACTTCTTCGTTGGCTCGTTACATTGCGGACATTGCTGCATCTGTATCGCCAGCATCGGAGCTCCACAGCCATTCCATCCATGTGGCGAACCACATCCACATCTCGCCAGAGCAAGATTCGGCGGCCACTGATGTCCGTTCGAACATTCTAATGTCGAACATGGAGTGAGTTTAACTGTTTGCGGAAACTCCACCGGAGTCGCCTGGGGAGTTGCTGGAGCTTCTTGGGGTACGGCTGCCTCGACCATGAATATATTATAACACGTTCATGAAGTTTTGTCAACTATCAACACTTTACACCGAGCGAGCGATGAATTACCGCTGAGCTTCGCGAGCGAGGCGGCATTTTTTCCCCCGTTTCCCGTATTAACCCTGCTTAATCTTGGATTATTATTCGACGCACGAACGGATTTATCAACAACTTACGACGACGCCGCAAGGGGAAAAATCGATCGGATCGGTTCTTGTAACTTGTTGATAATCCCTCCGACCGAATTTCTAAAAATTTTTTCATTTTCAATTCTAACCTGCAGAAAACACGGGGTGCTAGCGCCTGTGTGGGAGCCATCGCGGACGAAACTGATTCGCCCTGCCCCGGCACTCGCTGGGTACCATCAGGTACCGTGGTCGTAGTACCAGGAGTATGTCTCGTGGGCGTGAGGGTGTAGGCCAGCCGTACCAATACTGTCGTACGTCCCACGTACGTATGACCTTCGTACTATGGGAGCACCCGCATATGGGGGCACCTGGGTAGTACCTTCGGTTCATATTGGGCTGTTTCGCCTTTTGTTCTACTTGACACCGGAATTTGTTACATGGTAAGAATGACCATGCACGAAAATACCGTTGTAATGGTCACCCTTCCGGCGTCGCCAATGTCTGAAGCCGATCGGCGAATAGCTGATGAATTCCCAGGAGTTTTCACGACTGGCACGTCTCGCCTAGCCTGCACCCAGGTTGAGCTTGACTGGCTCACTGGAGGCGAAGAAACGGCGAATGAGTAAAATTTACCGCCCAGGTTTACCGATTCGGGTAAAATTGACAAGGCGAACAATGGGCGAAGGCGTTGAAAACAAACGAGTTAAAGTTTGGCAAGGGGCTTGCACTTGTTTGGGCCGTCCGGCGAAACAAGCAAGCGAGTTAACCTGTAAGCCTTGCTGAGTGTAGCTGGATGTTCTGAGAGTCTCTTAGTGGGACGTTGTAGAGAGTACGGCATGGCTGGAGTGGAATCCAGATGGTTATGCACGATGAATGCCATGTGTAACGCCACACGTCCGCACTAAGGGGCTTTCGGATCGACAAACACGTGATGGCTCATTGGAGGGTATCCAATGATTAAACCAAGACGTCAATACGCGGTATTTGTGAAACGTGGTCGTAAGTGGTCACGCATCTCGCATGGATCGTATACGCTAGAAGCATGTCGCAGGCTGTATCAGGATGTGTTGCTAGCGGGATTCATGAACGGTGTGGCGACTGAACTGAAGCCAGTGTCGAAGATACCAGAGGATCGCTCTGTGATCGACGAGAACTGGCAGTGGTTTAAGATCGCGATTCATGCAACGGTTACAAACGCTCACGCAGCGTAGGTGAATCGTCCGCAATGCAGGGGAGGTACCCTGCAATGAGTCATAACGTCATAGCAAAGGAGAACTACCATGTCTACAATGGCAACGGTACGGCCAACAGGGGCAGCCCCTCTCGAAGGGACACCTGCAACGGCCAAACTGGCACCTAACGTGGAAGCGGTGTTGTTCAATGAAACGAAGGAATCGACTCCTACCAAGGGGATTGAAGCCGACGTGGAGATTGACGAAAAGGGGAATTACCATATTCTCATCCCTTCCACAATGGATTTTGGCAGAATCGGTGTGACCGAAAACGGTAACACATACGTCGGCGTGAAAGCCGATGCGATTACGCTGAAATTCACGGGCAAGAAAGCCGACGGTACGGACCACACACCGAAGGAGTTAGAGACGTATTCCATCTCGTTCCGGCTTGGTCTGCGCATGAAGGCGAAGTAGAAGCATACACAACACCTTTGCGGGTGGGGGCGATAGTACACCCGCGTAGTCTAAACGTGCCACACCGTAGCCTGTAGGATCGGTGTGCCTGTCACAAGCCAGGAACAAACGCGAGTGGACACTGGTATAGGTATCAGTGGTGGAAACAGGTGTGTACATGCCTGTATGCCACAACCTGTGGGGGTACACGTGACTCCACAGCTCGACATCCGAAACGAGGGAAAGGAGTGTAGCATGGCTACGCAGGATAGTACACGTGTGTTCAAGCTTCGGCTTGCGTCCGCTTCAATACGTAACGCGTCGGTAGTGATGACGGGTGACCGGTTGAATGCGTTGATTGCAGCCAAACAGATTGATCGAAGTAACAAGTATCTCAAATCCGAGCGTGGGTTTAACACGTCGATGCGAGTGTCGTCAGATCGTCCATCGCAAGTGAAGCGGTGGTCGGAAGGTATGACGGTTGGGTTTCAACGTACCACGTATGGTGCGGAGACGTCAGCGAAAGCGTATCGTCACGCTACAGCAGCATCGGAATGGCATCGGCGCAAGCGCGAGCAGGAGTTACTCGCGGATGCTAAACGACGTGGCGAGGTTACCACAACCACGAAATCACGTGCGTTACGAGTACCACCTGGACGGACCGTTGCGGAGGTGTTGTTTGCATGACCACCAAAGCGGTCGTACGTCGTCAGCTTAACGAGTGGCTTGCACGTAACGAGAGTGAGTTGGATCGGCAGTTACGGGAAATCCGTGCGAAGAACCAACAACTGAGATTTATCCGTGATACGGAACGTCGGGTGAAAGCGCGAGCTAAAGGAGCATCGGTATGAGCGATCTTTCGTTGTATCTTGAATCCCTGCGGCTCTCCGCGATACTCGTGCGAACGTTTGTCGGGATTACCACAACGGTGATGATTGGAATTTCTGCAATGGAAGGAATCGTCGCGTATGCCATTCGCTAAGTATCTGTACGATGCGGCATGTAAGGTGTGGGGTTGGCCCGCAGTGTGGGAATCACTCTCATCTGGTGAGCAGGAGAAATGGGAGGAGTACGCTAGGTTATGCTCCGCTTACTTCGTTCCGTAACTCCCGCGTGTATCACGTCGGACACGTCGTTGTTCGAGTACTTCTGGTTGCTTCGGATTCAAGGATGGCCGATGTGGTGGGGGCTACTTCCCACGTGGGCTATCACACGAATTTTGGAAAGGAGAATTGTAATATGAAACTCGCGTTAGCTATTCTCGCACTTGGGTCGATGTTTAACATCGGCTACGCTGCGGCTACTTACGGACGGCACACCATGCGTCCACGACCGATTCACGTACCAGCTCCGCGCCCACCGCGTCCGTTGCGGATGCCACGAGTCGCGTAACCACGACTTTTCCTCGTTGCTCCCTCCAAACCTCAACCCCGTTAGGACCGCGTAGGCGGCTGACGGGGATTTTTTCATTTAACGAGCAAAGCTATGTCACACCGTAACCGCGAGGCATCACATATGGAGAAGATCGAACAGCAGAAGGTAACAGTTGTTCGGGAATCGGGAATCACTCCTCTGGTTGGCACTCAGATGCCTACCGAACACGTTCATGTGGATAACTTGAATCAACACGCCGTGGCTCTCGGGCTAGCAGGTTGGGATGAACTATGTGTGGGGTGTGGGTATCCGAACGATTGGTGCAGGTGTTTTGGCGGTTAGGCGATGAACGTCAGTAAACGTACCCTGTCCCTCGCCGCGTTAGCATGTTGGTGCGTGTGGGCGATGGATGTGAAGGATTTGGAGTTGTCGATTCGGATCATGTTCGTGCTGTGGTTGACGGATAAGTGGTGGAAGGAGTGATTCATGGACGACCTCGCTGCCCGTTGGCCCGAACTCGTAGCAGTGCTGGAGAATGGTGATGCTTATTACCGCCTCAGTAGTAGCGTTGTTCCATCTCATCCGAGTGCGAGAAGGGTTCTTCCGAGAAGGAAGTCTTCCGCAAAGGCTGCACAATCCGTGCGCTCTGGTGTACGCAGGACAACCCGGCGCTCTACCCGCAGATCGAGGGTTCGCGTGGTTCGTGGCAGATGAAGATGGGGCGATGGCCTGTGCGAGGGATCTGACGAAGAAGATCGAACAACACCGCTCGTTACGACGTGCATGGGGGTACTTGAGATGAAACGAGTATATACTGATCTTAACTCGCCTTGGTCTACTGTAGCCGCTGAGGAAGTGCTCTCCCCGGAACAAGCGCGAGCCGAGCATGAGAAATGCGGTTGGAAAGATCAGGAGGGATACATTCCTGTTGAGCTAGCAACTCGTCTTGAAGCTGCGTGGAATGTGCTTCAAACCATCTCAGAGGAAGTTGATAGATTTCGTACTGAAACAGGTCAAGGAGATGGAAGATGAAACTCCGAGCAATCTGGGCTTGGCTCTGGGCGGATGATCCGCTTCGGCACTCGCGACAACAGGCCATGCGGGCGTTACTTGCGAAAGCCGAATACGAATGTCATCCAAGATGGATAAGGTATAAGAAATGAAATTCGAAGCCCCAACTAACGAAGGTATGACCGCTGCGTTTGCAGCGTCAACAGCAACGCTTACGGTCGATGCAGCAAAGGAATGTCATCCGATGATGTTCCACGAAGCGTTGTTGAGATTGTACAACGGTACGGTGGTGTCGATTAATCACGACAACAAACCTCCGGAACTCCAATGGCGATACGCGTTGATTCTCGCGTTTCGTGCGGGGTGGTATCTGCGGGAGTTACAGGACGGTACGCCGGTTACACCGAACGGTGTGGATCTTTCGGTGTTGTTCGGGGTGAATGAATCCGAGCTCGAATCGATTTTTCAGCAAATCAAACAAGAAGGAGAACAACAGATATGATGCGTAAGGATCAAGTGGAAGCGGTACTCGCGGATCTCGCGGAGCAAGAGCGTGTGCTCGTGGATCGGATTGATTCGACCACAAGTTCGCTCGTGCGGGTGCGGGGGAATATCGCTGGACTTCGGGAGAAGTACGCAAAGGTACTCGCCGTGGATGCTCCGTCCGTCGTGGTCGAAGCCCAAGCGGTTTCGTAATCGGTCATGACCGAAGCACAACAAACCGAACTAGTCGCGATGGTCGAAGGTGTTGTGGCGGGTCGGCTGGTGGATCATCGCAAGTGGCAGATGGCTCGGCGAGCTACGCCAATCTCTCGTGAGGTGATCAAACGGATCTCTCACAACGTCAGCAGGTACCTCGCTGGGGAGTTGAAACAGGAGTTTTCGAAAGGATAACACATGGCAACCTGTCGTCCGGAAGTACTCGCGGAGTTTATGGATTCGTATCTCCCGAAGTTGGAGAAGATCCTCGACGTACCGGTGAAGTGGTTTTTATACCAAGCCCCCGGCGCTGACGCTCTCAGCCCACGGTTAGGAGAAGGTGGGACGTGGTACCTCGTTGAGAAAAACTCACGGCCTGTTCCGAACACGCCATCACCCTCGTACTTCGCGTCGTTCATGATCGAACAACTTCGGGGATGTTGCGGAGTATGCGTCAGCACCGGTGCTCACGTTCGGGCGGAGTACACCCGCCAGGGCATCGGCACGATGTTAAACGAGATGCGGCTCGGAATGGCAAAACGTCTCGGGTACGGGGTGATGCTCTGCACAACTGTGATGGATAACATCGGGGAGGGAAAAATCCTCGCCACGAATGGATGGCGGGAGATGTACACGTTCGTTAACCCTCGAACCAGTCGGAAGCTGGGGGTTTTCCTTCGCACCCTCCACGACATTCCGATGGATGGTCCAGTGTTTGCAAAAGGTGCGCCAGCCGCACGAGCGACGAAGAGTTCGTTGTTGAAAGCGGGGAAGCTGTGATCCGAATCTGCTCATCCGGGCATGTTACCGGGTACAAACGCTGCCCACGCTGTGGGGCAACCTCACAACCCGAGCGGGTGCGAGCATCCGAGCTGAAGCTCAAACCCGGTCAGACCATCAAACACCTGAGGAGTATCGGGAAGATATGAAATCCATCCGATCATTCATTCTCGCGGGGCTTCTGTCGTTCGGGGCTCTCGCACAAACCGGACCGGGAACGTTGTTCTTCTTTGGCACCCACCACTACGCGGATCAGGTGCTCGAACCGTACCCGATCGGTGGGCTATCGAATTGGTACATTGTTCGAGCTCCAACCGCCGCCGCGTACGAGACGTTTGAAAACCTCCTCGACGTCCACAGCATCACTGTGATCAAAAACGGTGTGGTGCTCACGGCGCAGGGAAATAATCCGGATTATGGATTTTTCGTTCTTTCCAGTTTCACAAAATCATCCCAAGTAGTGGTGATTCTCGCAGCGCCAGTGCTTCCCACGGATCGGCTCCGAGTAAGTTTCGACTACATCCAACAGGCTGCGCCGTGTGTGGTGTGTTAAGGAAGATATGATCGGTTTAAAACGAGCGTTACGTATTGCAAAGGAAAAAGAAGGATACGAACAATGTTTTCGAAAAGATCATGGGCTTGGGTCGCCTTGTACATATGACGGTAAAACAGCTCCAGCGGGGTTTATTATCTGCCCAATTGTTCAGTTCTACCCAAAACCAACGTACATGTTCCACTCAGTGAAAGATTTTCTTAAAAGTTCTGATATAGCCTATCGTAAAAAAGGCTGGATCAAATGATGTTCGTGAAGTACAAATCAAACTAGGAGAAATAACCAATGCCAGCTCGCCAATGTCCCGAATCGACAACGATCACCGTCGCGCAAGCGTACGGACGTTCGATGTTGCAACTATCCACTCAGCTCAAACGCAACCAGCAGTTCATCGACTTCGCCATTCCCTCCGGTGCTGTGAAGTTCCTCGCCAAAGACGGCACCATCAAAACCCACAGCCCGAGTTCCAACTACGTCTTCGGTGGCCCCCGATTGATCGTCGGCGAACGCACCGTGGGACGCGTGACTTTCACTCCCACCGGTCGTGTGGCCGTGCCGACCAACGGACAGCCGTACCTCAACGATGATGGCGGGATCTCGTACGGCACTCGTGGCATGACGGATGAATATCCGATCATGACCATGACCACGTCAGCGGCGTAAACATCGGTACTCACCGAAAGGCGGCTATGCGCCGTTAAACACTCTCGCCCCGAAAGGTCGTAACTGGCCTAACGGGGCTTGTGGTGTTTTATGCTAAGCAAGTTACAGGAGATCTCCCGACGGTTGGAACTCATGCGAGTACGAGCGGCACATCTCATTAGCGTAACCGATCAGGACACAGCAGCAAATGCTCGAATTCGTTTGGAAGTGATGGATGAGGTTTTGAAAGAGTTTTGGAAAATCGTTGAACGATAGACGTAGGAATATAAAGGAGACATATGCCGCAGATTGAAATCCTCCAGGTTCGACCTGGAAATGTCGTGAGCTTTCTCGCCGAACCGCATTTGGTGCTTCAGCGGTTTAGCTACATGAACATCCATACGTTACTTCTCTTGAACAAAAAAGGCGAGGTAACGGAGCTTCGGGATTCGCAACTCAGTAAAACCGTTCCGACGGTGATGGAAAAGCTCGAAGACGCCGCAGCCTCAGAATGGCGAGAGAGTATCGTCGGGAGCAAAACCGTTTTTGAAAAAGGTCACATGACCACCGGCGGCGGGTCGTGGATGCACATCGGAACTGATCCGGAGATTTTCGCGATGGATCGAAACGACCATGTGATTCCAGCGTTTGCGTATCTCCCTTCGAAACCCACCCCGAATCCGAACGGGCCACCCATTCCTGCGATATTCTTCGACGGGTTCCAAGCCGAATGGACAACAAATCCTTCCTCATGTCTCGGGCATCAAACGGATTATGTTCGGCAGGGGATGCAAGGTGTGCTCAACGCCGCACGGAAAATCGATCCACAAGCAAAACTCTCACATCTGTCGGTAACCGACATCACATTCGATCCGACGCTACCCCCGGAGCGTTACCAGCTTGGATGCTCACCCTCAATGAACGCGTACGACGAACCCTCCGTGTTGATGGGGACGCCGGAGCTCCTTCCGTTTCGTTCAGCAGGATGGCATATGCATTTTCGAGGAACTACACCGCCGGTGAATGCGGGTGATCCAGTGGATGGTTTCCATAGTGTTGATTCGAAAGAACTTGCCGCGAAGATCATCCAACTCGAAGATGCGATTCTTGGCACGGCATTGGTGAGTTTCGGCCAACATCACGTCGACCCCCGACGGAGGTTGATGTATGGTCGTGCGGGTGAATACCGGTTGGGGAAGACGCTCGAATACCGAGTGCCAGAGGTACTGATGGGATGCCATCCCGCCACGTGGAATCTGTTTTGGGACTTAGGCCGTGCGGTGTATTGGCTTGGGATGAGAGGGTTCAACTTCATCTGGGATGCCGATCCAACCGAGGTTCGAGAGGCGATCAACAACTCGAACGTGGCGTTAGCGCAGAAGATCCTTACGAAGAATATCCAGGTCCTGAATAGTATCTTCAAGTACCTCTACCGTGTGGGGCCGCTCAAGCCGACACCGGACTGGGCTCCGGATAAGATGGCTGTGAAAGCGATCCTCGAAGGTGCGAACGCGGTGTTGAACGATCCAACAGCGGTGAGCAGGAATTGGCGGTTGGAGTCTGGCCAAACCTGGCAGAATGAAAGCCAAGGGCATCTCACCGGAACAAACTGGCGGACGTCTGTACCAATGCTCCAAAGAGGAGAGAAACTATGAGCATACCCGCTCGGTTAGCAAACCTAATCAAACTCGATCCGTGGAAAACTCGGATTGAGAAACTCGAACTCAGTGATATTCGTTTCGAAGGTGCATCGATTGCATCAAACTCGGATATTACTATTAAATTCCGGTATCAAAAGTGTGATCCGGTCATCACGGGTGTGATTCCCGTCGGATGGTTTCCGGGATGCTGCGGGATTAACGTAATCCACCACATCAATTTTCCGTCGTGGGTGAAGTACGAAATCGACCCGGTGAAACGAGTTCCAATCGGACGAAAAGGAATCGGGACGTTGTTCATGGAGCTGGTGCTCGAAGCTTACAAGCAAGCTGGGCGAGAACGCACCGGGCCGGGGTTGTTACTCGCGGCCACAACGGGGTTCCAACGATCTGGGATAAAGATTCTCGAAAAGCTGAACTTCACCCAGGTTTGTACGGTCGTCAACCCTAACACCTCTCAAGAGGTAACGTTGTGGTATTACAAAACCTCGAAGTTCAAAACAGAGGCGGATATCAAACTCATGGAGAAAAGGAAAAAAGCTAAAGCAAAGCCGAAACCAAAGGCTAAACCGAAACCGAAACATTAACTTCTCATCGCCGCCCGTCGGGGTTACAACATAACCTGCTGCGGCATACTAACGGGATTAAAGCCATACCCAATGGCGATGTGAAAATCCTCTACATGAATAACACGTCTAGATAACAGGATCTACCACGGATGACTCTTGCCTCTCCGATGTTTGTACGTCTCGAAGGAGAGTGCTCGACACACGATGGTCTAGTGGGATCGAGTATTCGTAACCTCCATTGCAGGGCCGCTGAAGCCCTCGAAGGGTGTTACCGTAGCTCACTTAAGCCCACACGGCTCCTCAAGCCGTCATAAAGACCCTGGAGGCAAAAACGGAAAGAGCTCGGGAACCTATCCATCCGCGTGGGGTGGAGCAGAAACTCGCATCGGGCCGTGTAGAGGTGCCAAGGATCGTATTTGAAGTACAAGTTTACCAAGTAGCTGGCGCTGAGCTACCTAAGAATCTCCATATCTCATCGTGGCCGACGTTAGGTTCGTCAAAAGGCCGTGGAGGGGAACCGCTCCCACGGCATCGATCATGTTATGGAGAGATCTTAGATCGGGTTGGAGACGTAATTCCCGTGAGGTAATTCATTTTGTGGGGAGTGTAGACTGGGTCAGGCGGGTTCGATTCCCGTGAACTCCCCTTCAAGTTTTCCACCCTTCGTTTGGTTAACACCTATGACGAATGGGGTACGCCGATTACCGGCGAGCTAAAGCACCGTTGGAGGCTAGGAAGCATGTTTATGTTGTAGAAGTTAGGACAGGTGCTAATCGGCGTCGCTTCGGCTTCGCCATTAATATTAGCGTTATAACCTGCTGACAGAGTTTCTCACGGCATAACATACGGAAGGTCCGAGCGGAGGGTGGGAATAATAACCTATGAAAAACGAACTAATCACAATCGGATGGATCGCGACGGGGATATTTATGCTTTGGGTAGCGTTTGCTCGGTGAGTGTTATGGAATACCATTCATTATGTGATCACTGCGGGGATCTGTTGATCGAAGATCATCGTCCCGCGCCGGGAGAATCGGTACATTGTTCTAGCTGTGGGATTACGTTCCCGCATGGACTTCGGGATTCCCATTGGCGGGAATGGTCTGATCCCTCCAAACCCGATTGGGCAGGTTGCGCGTGAATGGTCTATGGGAGTTTTTCTTCTGCCCCGCTCACGGTGTGTTGCGATTCGTGGACGGCGCTCATCTAACCTACGCTTGGGTATGGGTGCGTCATTCGAGCTACTACGTCCAGGCGTGGTTGTTATCACGTAAGGAGATTGTAAAATAATGTACGCGTCTTACATTCCCGACAAAGGTACGATAGTCATGTACCCGGATTACAACTCCGCGATGGCGGATCGATTCCCGTATGAAGAAGTTGATTCCGACGCGTATAACAAACTCATCCCAACGTTAGAATCAAACAGTCGGGTTTGTTTGACGTGTAGACGCGCTCGACTCGAACACTTCCGGGATCGATGTCGAACAATCGCGGATTATGTAACAGGAGGACTTCCAACCGGCCATCCGATTGTTCGTCCACTTGTGGATATCATCATCTGTTCGTGTGGGGTCTCCGTAAATCGGGTGAAGATCAACGGGAAAACTCGGTGCTACAAAGCCACCCGAGAGGAAATTCGTCGTTCGATCACAGGGAGATTAGCCACTACCCTGGCGAACGTACCTCAACCGAATTGGACACTTGAGGCCCCAGGTCGATTCGCGCCAGACGTGTTACCTCGGCCAAGAGCTGGACGGACTCCGAGAACCGATCGGGATAATCTTGTCTTCAACGCAAGAATCGAGACAGATAACCTCACCCCACTTCAACAACGGGTTCGTCAGCTTACAGAAGCTATCATCGATCGTGATCGTCCAATGTTTCAGTGGGATCCGATGGTACGTCCGACAGCACCTCAACCGGAACCAGCCGAACCAAGAGTAACCGATCCGCCTCGTGTAGCGGATAACCAATTCACGGCTCTCCGACTAGATGAGACAACCTTCGAACGGGTGGATGATGACATTCAACGAGAGGAGGAAGATTAACCCATGATTCACGGACGTTTTCACGGCGTAACAATCGTCAAACTCTCGCGAGCTGAGGGGGTGGAGATGCTAGCTTACCTCGGTTGGACTCGGATGATGTATGAAAAACTCATCCGACCGAAAGCTACGACCGAAAGTCCAACGGTCAAGCGACTACTTTCCTCTGTGCATGGGATTGAAACATGTATTCGAATGTACATACCTGGCGGTGGGTGGACCCCCGTAGATGCGCTGTACCATGAACGGTTAAACCAAAACAACCTCCTCCAACCAGGAGCAGCGGATGAAGGGTTATCGATTCTGTTAGGTTTTTCCGAAGAATTCATTCGGTCCATTAGCTCATACCCGAATCTATTCTCCGCTCCAACCGTCACCCGATTGTGTAAATCCGTTGATCGAAGGTTTCCGATCCGGGAATACCACCCCAAATCCGCTACGCTCGAACAACGAACTCATTCCATCGAGTTAGTTGTACAACTATTCCAAATCCTCTCTGGGAATAACTCCGGAGAACTTTCCGGCGCGAATGATCGACAGTTGTTGTACAACCAATCAACCGGGTTGGTGGAGATGTTGCGGATCTCCCACGATTTGAAGAACATCATCGCAAAGATCGATCATTGGACCGAAGTACTTGGTGCAGAACGTCATGTATCGAAAGAGTTTGTTACAAAGACATTAAACACAAGGAGTATTTGTGGTTAACAAGGAAAAATTCTGCGTCAACTGCCTTCGTCGGGCTCGGGATACGGAAAAAGCTTTAAAAACCGTCCACTCCCATCCGCTACGGCTCCCGAAGGAACACTGCGCGATCTGCCATCGATGCTCTTCTTGCCGGTGTATCTGTGTCATCTGCACGAAGTGTAAAGCACGTGTTGCAATGGCCCCAACGAAGTACTGCTCGCACTGTCGGATGTGTAAGAAGTGCGACTCATGCAGGAAAATGCCGCACTACCTTTCCACCGATCGGTGGGTGGGGACGCGGACATCTTCGCTCATCAACCCGTTGAATCGTACGCTTGGGTTGGAACTTGAGATTGCAAACTGGGGTACGTTGGAGAACTACCTCATGAACTACGCTCACTACGACCGAGCGCATGATTGGTCGGTGAAGCCATCTGAATCAGAGATGGTCCTCCAACCGTTAAAAGGGGATTACTTCCTCAAAGCGATGATGGAGTTGGCCGTAACCCTTGCAAAATCAAAAGCTTCGGTGAATGAAACCTGTGCGTTACACGTACACGTCGGAGGAACGGAGTTGTCATACTGGGAACTTCGACGTCTCCTGCGGGTATACGCGAAGCTTGAGCAAGAGATATACGATTATCTCATTTTACCACATCGGAGGGACACTCCGACGGTAGTTCACTACTGTCAGATGATGACTAAGCCTCACATCCATTGTGATCGATGTGATCGGTACGATCAACAGTATCCCCGAACCCGTCGGGTGCTGGAGGATCTCCACACTACGGTAGCTCGAATGGACCGGGCGCAGACCACCACAGATCTCAAAGCATGTTTTTTGAAGATGCTGTATAACATCCCCCGACCTTCGGAGAAGTATTCGAAAGAGCATCTTCCATCTCGGCTCCAAACCCTCCAAACCCACAAAGGCGGGAGATACGAATGGTGCCGGTACGTTGGGCTCAACCTCCACGCGTGGCAGTATCGTGGTACGGTCGAATGGCGAATGAAAGAAGCCACTACCCAGCTTGACGAGCTGATCTGCTGGCCGTTGTGGTGTGGGTGGTTTGTGGAAACCATCACCAAAATGACCGAGAAAGACTCCACCCGTTGGTGGACGTTGATCGAATTCACCGAGCGGTACATGCCAAAGTATCTCACTGCATGGGTGAGTAATAAAGTTTCGCAAAGAAAGGTAGGACCGACGTTGTCATGAGTAAACTTTGGACTCCAAAGGACTACTGGCGTAAGGAAATCATCGACGTCGCACTGAAAGAGATCGATCGAAACCAGGCGATTGTCTACTATCATCGAATGGACTGTCCACATCCGGAGTTTGTTCCGAAAGGAAACTTCTCGTCAGTCTGTGCGGTCTGTGGAAGAAATAAGGAGTTTATTAAATCATGAAAACCCAATTCTGTTCCTTTTGTGGGAAAGACACGCTCCACAACCCATTGAAGAAAACCCCAAAAGGTGAACAGTTCTACCGTTGTGTGGTATGCGGGAACCCCCGCCGGTACAATGGAAAGAACTTTGCAATAGCTCTTGCGCCGGGTTCGAGAGCTGTGAACCTTCCCTACCCGATCCCACCGAAAGGTGCGTTGGGGGCATCATGATGTTTGGATACAAACAAGGAGAAATCGTTGAAACCGATACCGGACCTCACTTTGTGGTCCAAAATTCTTGCTACGGAAACATTGGCTTCGCATCGCTCAACCCCGTGGAAGGTCCGCCGACGAAAACGCAGCAGGAGTACCGGGACTATCACGCCGAGCAGAAGCGACGAGCGGAAGCCAAAGCCGCTGCGCTCCGGGAACGAATCCGTAATCGAATAGAACCCGATCTATCCGAAGAAAAATTAATCGACCTTATCGTGGACCTTATCCACGAAGAAAGCGAGTACTAACTCATGTGTGGAATATTCGGCTTTAGCCGTGTAACGGATGTGACCAAACAGATGGCCATTCCGTTGATGTGGGAGATGGAGGATCGAGGACGGGACTCTTGGGGCTGCTCCAACGGAATCGAATGGATCAAACAGATCGGTCCGATCACCAAAACGTGGCGGAAATACGAATCCGAATGGCACCAGTGGGAACGAGCAATCTTTCACACCCGTGCTGCTTCGCAGGGGAAGGTCTCCATCGAAAACCAACACCCGTTCCGTATTGACCATACGGAAGAGGATCAATCCGTCCGCACCCTCGTCGGAATCCACAACGGTGTCGTCTCCAATCATGACCAACTTAACGCCAAGTACAAACGGGATTTTGATTGTGATACCCCGCATATCTACATGGCCCTCGCGGGGTTCTCTCCTACTCAGGAGATTCACGGGTATGGTAACCTGGCGTGGTATGATTACTCGACCACAAACCCGACTCCAATCCTGCACTTCCTCCACTTTAACGCAGGGAACCTGAACGTCGCGAAGCTCGAATCTGGTGAGATGGTGTTCTGTTCCACGAAAGATCCCATCGATCGTGCTGCGGATTTCGCAGGAACCAAAATCGATCGGTACTTTCACCTGGAAGGGGATAAGATTTACTGGGTGGAACTGAACTACCAGGATGTCCCAGGATCGGACATGCTCATCGCTGGGCCGAAGCAATCCTTCGGCGGGAGGTCGATTCAAGGAACTGGTTGCGCTACTCCTTGGGATGGGCACCGTCCAGTTGGGTTACCCTTGTACGAGCACATCGCCGGAGCGAATCCCCGCAGGATGGGTCCTTCCCAAGTCCGGAACACGAATATATCCGAACTTGGCTCAGAGGATCGACAGAACAACATCTGCCTTAACAATCAATGCAAGAACAAAGTGAAACAATCTCGGCGGAAACAGCTCCTCTGTGAGACCTGCCTCGTAGCGGTAAAACAAAACCTCGCTTACATGACCACAATTCATGATCGGGTTCGTGGCCGAATGGGAGGTGCTGAATGAATGCAGGAAGACCTACCGGCTCGGTTGCGACGCCGGGTCGCATTCTTCGAAAGAGCCTCCAGGACTCGGCGAGGCTTGCTTCGCGTACGAGAAAATTACTTGAAGGGCGATTAGTAGCGATTGAGAAACGTCTCGCGGATGATCTAATTGGGGAGAACACTGACGGGTTGGTGGATCAGCTTCTAAAGATCATGTCCGCTCTCGACCGGACTGTCGAACAAACCGGGCGGTTGCTAACGCAGAAACATACTCCGGTGGAAACCACCGAATCCGCCTCACCGACTGATATCATGCACGAACTTACGAAAGGAAAGAAACCAAAATGAGTACGGTTTACGAATACGCAACGGGACAGTTTCACATTCACGTGAAACTTGCGGGAGAGTTGGACAAGATCGAACTTTTCCACGCGATCATCGAAAAGATCGACGGGTCTTGGCCTTGGGGTCCTTCGAAAGGTAACCACGGCACGGTTCGGGTTTGTAGGAAGTGCAAGGGATTCCTTCTATCCAACCCCCGCTTCGCGCCACAGGATCTCAAAGCCGCAGGCGAACAGGCCGGGATTCATATCAAAATCTACGGTTATTCCCCTCAGCTCAACTGTTTCGAAGGAACCGAATACCAGCACACCGAATCCATCGACCGTGTGGCCTGCCGTGCTCTCTACGGACACAAACCGAAACGGATCACGGTGCTGGGTGGGAAGCTTTGGATCGGGGATTCTACCCCAACAACCGGCCCTCGGTTGATCGAAGCTGTGGATCGAAAGGTCATTGAACTTCCTTCGGTCGCTCCGAAGGACAGCCAGTTGGTGAACTGAGATGTTCCACAAACAATTCTATCGCGGTCTCGACGGTCACTGGTATCTCCGAGGGTTATTCCACATCCTCCTTTGGCGGTCACCAGGACGAACTAAACCAGGGAGCTTTGTTGGGTTATGCGGGAACTTATCGCCGGAGTAATCCTCCTCGAACTACTTCTCGCGCCGGTTGAACATTGGTTACATAGGAGAATATATGGGAATACACGTCATCGGGCCGCAGGACTGGGAAACAGTCATTGCTTTAAATGACATGCTTCGGCATGTCCCGGAGGAAGGGACGTTCAAGCTGGGCGGACGTCATTTCGAAGCGCAGGGGCAGTTCAAACGGTTTGACAAAGCCGGGGTCCCGACCGTCGAGTGGACCACGAATCTCACTACAGCGAAAGGATGGGTCCGAAACGGAGCAGCGGTGCTTGGACGAGACCGGTACCATTCTCGGGGGGAGGATATTGTTCTAGTATCCCACACTGCTGATATCACAGACGCTTGGGAAAGTAAGTCCGTCTGGACCAAGTTTGTCCCCTCCCAAGCCGAATGGCGATTCCATATCGTTAACGGGCAGTCCATCTCCCGGGATCTGAAGGTCTTCAACCGACCCGGGCAGGGGCGAGGGTCCCTCGCGAGCATTAGAGCCCGCGCATGGGATTGGTCGGCCCGACATGATGTTGAGCCCCCAGCCGAGGCTCGCCGAGCTGCTGTAGCGGCTGTGGACGCGTTGGAGGGGTATACCCACGGTGCGGTCGACCTGCTTATCGACATGGAGTTCCGTCCAGTCGTGCTTGAAGTCAACCGCTGTCCGGGGATGGATGCCTACACCCGTGAGCGGTGGTGTAACGCGATTCGAAAGTTTGTACGATCTCACGGGCGGGGTAACGCGTCCGCTGAAACAGCAGCGGCCCGTCCACCAGTTCCAGCTTGGGTTCATCGACCCTCGACGGTCATGGCTCGGACCGAAACCGGGCGAATTTCGTCCCGGTCGAGAGAGGAATTCTACGAAGGCGTTGAGGTTGTATAACTTACAAATGTCGGTTCCCCTGGGGCTGAGTATACTCCCTTGAATCTTTTCAATATTTTATATACTCCTAAGACGTTTATATTAAGATTTATTAAGAACAGTAAGAGAATATACTCCGCCCCAGGGAGACCGAGACGGCCAAGTCGATGAAAAGAGAGCACAAATCGGTTTCGGAGAATTTCCGTCGTCGAAATTCCCGGTTCGAAGCCCGACCGGGGCATCGGCAACGGCGAACGCCGAGGGTGTTTCAACCAAGGTTGTCGAATGAGCAGGTTCGAGAGTTGCTCGGTCCGGAAGCATTAAGAACTCTTAAGGAACTCGCTCAGGAGGAGATGAATGTGATTCGTCAGATGGAAGTATCAAAGTTCTGTGGAACATGTCATAGGATTCTTGTTGCGGAAGAGAACTTCCACAAGGACAACCACGAGCCAGATGGATGGTGCTGGGAGTGTAAGACCTGTGTACGAGCACGACGAACGGAACGACACCAACGAATTCACGACTTGATCTGGAGACGAGTATGATTTATTTATCCTCACCAATTTTCGAATCAACCGCTGATGGAGTAATCCTCCCGGTCTCCGGGACGGAGGATATCCCGGAAGGATCGTTGCATGAGAAGTTCCTTTCCGAGTTGGATCTCTCCTACTGTGAGCATTACTTCCGAGAGGTAAAATTGGATTCGTGGGCGTTTACCCCCGCGACGTGTTCGTTTATCCGAGAAGGTGAGCCGTGGTATCACAAGTGGGTAGTAGAGATGCCATGTCTTCCGGAGGATCGGTTTCATACACTATCCCCTCGGGTACATCGAGCCGCGTATTTGGTGAATAAGCTCGGGTTGAAGACCGTAGCGGTTTCGCATTTGAATTGTAAGATCAGTCGGAACGCTCAGGAGATTCTCTGGCAATGGGTGGAAAACCAACTCGACGGAGTGGAGATACACCTTCACACGCAGGAGTATGACGATGCGGAGCAGCCAGCGATTGTTCTAGCAACGCAGGTGGATACGGTGGTGGGTTGTGCATAGTTGTAAGGATCTAAAACAAGGAAAGTTCGAAGTGTATAACTACTGGCAGAACTTGTTTTATATCTATGACAAGTTGAGCCACGTGTACATCTTTGGAATTCGGTTCTGCCCGTTCTGTGGAGGAAAGTTATGAAGTTCTTTTTTCACTACAATAAACCTGCTTCGCAGCAGAAGGGATTCCCGGTGATCTCCCTCCACTACCAAGGCGCGTGTCATCTATGTCGGGCCCTTACCTGCGAGGTTCCCACCCAGACCAAGTCCCGAGCGACCGCTCCAAAACTCGTGGTGGAAGGGCACGCGAATAAGATCTACTGGCGAAGTGAAGGTGGAACAGCGAGGATAGTATGATCATCGATTACTCACAGTACTCCCTCTGGAACTTCTGCCCGTGGGCGTGGTATGAACGTTACGTCAATCAGCGACAACTTCGCTACGAGGGTCAAAGGTCGGATGCTCTTGCTTTGGGTTCATTGGTTCATAACGGTTTGGATAATTTTGCGAAGTTCCACAAGCCGATAATCGATCAAGCGACGATGACGGAGATGAATCCCACGCCGGAGTGTTACGCGATGGCGGTGTTGTTAATCGAAGGGTACATCAACCGGTACCCAGCGGAGCTGTGGCCGGTGGAGTTGACGGAGCAGCCGTTGAGGTTTCCGTTGCGCCCAACTGAAATCGGATGGGACGGTGAAAAGATCAAATACGAAGGAGTTCCGGAGTACAACGGTCTCGCGAAACTCGACGGATACTTCTACGTTCCGGAGGACACCACAATCGAATCCGGATGCGGACCGAATATCACCCTTTCCCGGGGATGGTGGGGGAAGGAATACAAAACGAAGTCCTTCGGGCGTAAACGAGCGGAGTGGATCAAAGAATGGCAGACGAAGCGTCAAGCGGATTTTCAGATCCTTGCGTTAAAAAATCTCGTGAACAGCCGTGAGTTCTCGCCGAAGATAATACAACTCATGGAACAACACGGTAACTCTACTAGTGAAGTACAGGGCATTCTCGTATGTGTGTTAGAGAAACCCCACGAGTATGTTCCGAAACGTAAGTGTGCCGGGTGTAAGGAAACGTGGGAGATGTCGAGTTTTATTCCTCAGTCGGAAGGATTCATGTGTCCTTCCTGTAACTGTGTGCAGGAGTTATCGCCGTACATCCCGAAGTCTCCAAAGGTACCCGAATACTTCCGTATCACTGTTACTCGCGACGCCCGGCAGTTAGAGATCGCAAAGCACGAGATCCTTCGCACCGCTAACCGAATGGAAGCAGTACGGGCGAATGGTATGGAAGCCGAGATCCCTAACCGTGACGCTTGTGTAAACAACGTCCATCGTCGGGAGTGTGAGTATCACGCCCCACATACGTACGGAGGGACCACGTCGGATGGAACGAAGTACGTTCAAATCGATTCGACGAAGTACATGGGGTTAGCAGAGGTGGGGGTATGAGATCCGATTTTGATACTTGGCTCGTTCACACGTACGGGTTCAAACCCAACGGCGATCCAATGGATGAAGCTGCTGACGCAGATTCCCCACAACAGTTCCTTACACGCGACGGAACATTCGACGTAGTCGGTTACGAAAGGTGGGTAGAAAGGATGAAAGCAAAGTATGATGTCATCAACATGGTTCGTCTCTCGGATGGTAGCTACGGGGCTCCTGGCAGTTTGCCTGCTAGCCCAACAAACCTCCTCCCAGCCCCAGCGGAGCCGACCTTCGCCGAAGCCGCGCCAGCCCCTTCCCACGGTAGTAGTACCAGTGGACCCGAGTCCATCGCCGGATCCTGAGGAGTATTGGGCGTGCGGTCTAGGCACGCACCAGGACAAGATCGGCCATCACTGCCATTGTGTGGAGATGGTGGAGGAGATCCAAACGGAGCATAGGGATTCGTGTATCAAATACACGGATCGCAAGGCGTACGAGGCTTGTATGAATCAAATCCCAGAGTTCTGTGACATCGTGAAGAACTCGGATTTGAAGCATCCGGTTCATAACTGCAAGCGAAGCTGTAACAAAAACGCGATTTGCAAGTGTGCGGATGGGCCAAGTTGTCATCTGCCGCCGCTGTCGCCAGTGGAAGATCCAGATCAAAACTAAAGGAGACCCAATGACCCTACACCGACTAGAAACCGAAGACGTTACCCAGTACGTCTTCCGATTCAAACTCTTCAACGGGCAGGAGTATAACTTCATCGCCCCAACAATGGAACTCGCGTTTGTGAAGTTTCAGAAACACGCTTCGTACGAACCGAAGATTATCGCGGCGACGCAGATCTCGAAGTTGGATGGGTGATATGATATCCTTCATCCAACGGTGGGCGATCGTCCTTGCGGTGATGATCATCGCGCTTAGTATAGCAAGTATCCTAATCCTAACTGGGATCTACGTCTCCGATCACTTTGGTGGGGTCGGAGTAATCGCATTTATTCTTATCCTCCTAAGTGGCTTTGTCGCCTCTTGCATCGATAGGGATTAAACCCAGTTCATGAACCGACTTTAACCCCCAAACCACTTGACATCGAGCGGTCGATGTGGTAAACTAGTTTAAGCTCGAAACGGAGGCAACCTACTTTGAGCACCCCAGCCCTGACCCTTCCGGGTCTTTCTATTGGCGGCATCCCCGTCCAAAACACGAAGAATCTGATCAACAAGGATACCCGCCTATGCATGATGATCTACGCGGTTGCAAAGCGTGGGAAGACCACGTTTGGCAAAACGCTCGACGATCTATGCAAGAAGTACTTCGGGAAGCCCGCACTTTTCATCGCGCTGGAGCCCACCGAAGGTGGTGGGACGATGTCGATCCAGGACTTTGACGTAGATTTCGTAACACCAAGGACTTATGAAGAGTATAACAAAATCGCAGCGGCGCTTGCAGCTGATACAAAGTACGGGGGAGTTATTGTGGATTCTAGCTCCGAGTACGTATCTCGTTTCCTTAAACCGTACGCCCTTAAATTTCCTTACGAACGAGGAAATCCTCCCGCTACACGAGTTGCTGGAGTCCCTGCACAAAACGATTACCAAACGATGGGTGAGCAGCTACGGCTCGACTTCAACAAACTGATCGCTTTGACAACCGCTGCGGATATTAACGTCCGTAAGCACCTGCTCGTTACCGCGTTGGAGAAGGAGAAATTTTCACGAGATGGCAAAGAACTTCTATCGGTTCACCCAGACCTTCCTGGCGCTATGGCGGGTGTGGCAACGTCCATGTTTCAAACTGTGGGTTCGATTGATCTTCGTACCAACGTTATTCCTGATCCTGCTAATCCTAAAACTACAAAGCGTGTTACCACCCGGTACCTTTGTACAGATGCTTCTGAGGAAAACAAGAGAGTGGTCGGTGATCGTACTAAACTCATTCCCACAGGCGCTCCGTTAGACTTTGTGGAGATCTGGGAAACCTACTGGCTACCGAAGCTGAAGGCCTCAGCGTGAAACCCCACCACTACGTAGCTATTGTTATGCTTGGGATGCAAGGGGTACTTTGCATCCTTACCTTCTGCGAGGGTGATTGGCGTAAGGGCCTGTATTGGCTCGGTGCTTTTATTCTTACCATCGGAGTTACAATCTAATGCCGCAACGATGTAGTTTCTGTGGTAAAACCAAACGTCAACACCAAGGACCGTGTATTGATCCTATGTTAAAACCAATTTATGAAAACAGCAAAGACTGTTGGGTTCGTCCTACTCTGCCTCGCTCTGTTCCCGCTAGCCATAGTATTCCTCTCGGTAATCCGAGACGTATGGCATCGGATGAGCGATCGGTATGAGTAGCTCTTGCCCCTCTTGCGGGTGTTGGTATTGCCCCACCTGCCGTATCCCCTCAGATCGTCTTCCCGCTCGACGTAAACCTGCGGAATCAAACAACAAAGGAGAGACACAATATAGTGTCAGCAACAATGGAAGAAACGGTTAACTCGTTTCAGTACGTACACTTGGATCAGGTCGATCCCAGCTTCACGATGATCGATGAGGGTTTTTACAACCTCAAGCTCATCACAGCGGAAACCCGTGAGTATGATAAAACCGCCTCTGGAGGTAAGAAGGGTGAGTTTATCAAACTTGGCTTCGCTGTTCAAGATCACACAAAGTTCACCGGCAGACGGGTATACCCTCAGCCGTTGTTTCCTAGCGAGTTCTCTTTCCGTGTCCTGCGTCGAATCCAGGATGCTACCGGCGTGCAGCAGAACGGCGACACCAATTCGTGGTTGGCTAAGCTCCAAGCGATTGGTCCGGTGATGAAGCTGAAGGTGACGGTTGTGCCGGATGCAAACTTCGCCGGTGTGCCTAACCCCAAGACGGTCAAACCAGATGGTAGTCCGTCGGATCGCAACGACATCGACTGGAAGGCAGGTATCCAGCCGGGTGAGTAACCACCCGTAGGATAGTATCCTACGGTTTCTGCCGGTATATCCGGCAGTTTCGTGCTCTTTGGAGAAATAATGAGGAATACTCTAACACAGGTTGAAGATCGGATATGCGAAGCGAAAGCCTCGACCCATAGTTCCGATAGAGCATCTCTTCTCACACGTCGTAGGTGGTTGCGGACACTGGTAATGTTGTCCTTAGGTGTATTCGGGATTCGTAATGCATCCTCAGGTGCTTCCACCCCAACGTGCGAGGATACGATTAACAAGTTTCAATGTTTGTTCAACGCGTGGGTGGAGCAGGTGAAGGAAAACAATCCTAACATCCTCGATGCGAAGCATCCCACAGCTATCCAAGACGAAATCGCCACGTGGCAAGTGGTACGTCACGAGTGGCGGGGGTTTGAGAAGCAGATTAACAAGATGTATGGAATTTAATGTCAGAATTCAACAAAGCATTCATCGAACGTAAACTCGCACCGAAGCCAGAGTTCTGCTCCCGGTGCCCCATCAACGAATTTACCGAAGGTTACGTCCCACTCGAACGAGGATCGGGAACGGAGCTTTGGGTAGGCGAGGCGGCAGGGGATGAGGAGGCAAGTCGTGGAAAACCTTTCATTGGCGGTGCTGGTAGTTGGCTTAACAGTATGCTTCAGTCTGCTAGGATTTCTCGTAGCAGCATTAGTCTTATTAACACTATCGGCTGTCATCCACCTGACAATATCTACCCTGGTTCAGATAAGTGGAATTTTACTGATCGTGCCGTTGCTCGGCAGGCGATTGATTACTGTCGTCAACAACACCTTGAACCAGCGTTAGTCCAGCTCAAACCAACCCGGATCGTGGCTCTTGGCAACGAGGCGATGAAAGCTGTTACGCCTCGGCAGGGTGTATTGCAATGGCGCGGATCGCCGTTACCACTGAAGGGAGCTCTGCACGCAGGCCCCCGGGTGGTACCAACCTTACACCCTGCTTTCCTAATGCGACAGGCGGGATTGTTCTCAGTCGCGGTGAAAGACTTACGTCGTGGGTTGGAATTACCTCCGGAGAATTATGATCTATACCCTAGCATTGATACTGTTAAAGCGTTTACTGCGACTACGTTTTCTTTTGACTTCGAGTGGGACACGCTCAATAACATCACGATGTGTGGTCTCAGTGATCGATGGTACCATGCGATTGTTGTGCCGTTTGTTCAACCTTTTATCACCGAGCTTAAGAGGATATTCGAAGCAGCAGAATGCCTCATTGGTCACAATATCGTCGATGCCGATACGAGCTACTTCGATTCGTTGGGATGGAAGGTAACGGCGAGGCTTCATGATACGATGCTCGCGCAGCATCTGATCCAGCCCGACATGCGGCATGGACTTGGGTTTGTCGCGTCAGTGTTTTCGTCAAAGGTGTTTTGGAAAGGTAGTGGGGAGGAAACAGAAGATGATGCTGGAAATATTCTTCCAACCGGAGCTCAATGGCGGACGTGGGATAGCCCCGACGCAATACCTCGGGAGTTTGGAGGTTACGGAGGCTGTCGTTCGAGCGATGAAGCTTGGAGATTATATAACGCTAGAGACACCGATGGGACACTCCAATGCGAAGCTCGTATCTTTCGGACCCTCCGGGATTTCGGGCAGGAGTTCGTCTATACGAACGTCTCGGTCCCAGCGGCGTACATCTGCCGAGACATCAACCGAACAGGTCTCAGGATTAACCCCAACAAAGTCACTGAAATTAGGGATACACTCTCGCGAGAAATCTCCGCGACGGAAGCCCTCCTCCCGGAAGGGTTAGCAGCGTATGAAAAACCAATCACCAAACAAATTGAGGCTCCTGCTGGAACGTATGCGCCGAAAGTCTTACGGTGTAAGGGAACTCGAAAAGCTGGAACAGTTCACGATCTGGTTGAGTGGACAGTATCCACTCCTGGAGTATGCGGATGTCCTACGTGTGGTAAGGAATTCTCTCCTAAACTTAAACAAGTTAAACGAATCAAAGTTCCAGGAACTAAACGGATTGTGCCGTGGAACAGCACGGCACAAGTAATCACGTATGCTAAAGCCAAAGGTTGTAAAGAAGTCCCGCACGCGAAGACCGGTAATTCTTCTGGAGACAAACGTGCCCGTAAAATTTGGGGCCGTGAACATACAGAATTCACCCTTGTGGATACTCTTAAGAGGCTTGTCACACAGCGAAATAGCTTCGCTAAAGAAGCATTGCAAGGTCTTGACTGGGTCAGGTTTCGCCTCGCAGTTACGGGTACTTCCGAAGGACGTCTCTCATGTTCTGGAGTCTATCCTGCGAACCTGAACCTCCAGAATCAACCCAAAGCGATCAAAAAGATCTTCATCCCTGATAAAGAAGGTTATGGAATTCTCTCCCATGATATCGTCCAAGGAGAAAACATGCTCACCGCATGGCTGGCGGAGGATTGGCCACGATGGGAGAGACTCAATACTCCGGGGTTTGATGAGCATAGTTACATGGCTAGTCGGTTTTTCAATACCCCGGTTGGTCCAAATGACCCACTCAGAAAACCTGGTAAGGTTATCAATCACGGTCGGAATTACGGACTCGGTGAGCGGAAAACACAAGACTATCTGTCTTTGGAAGGATTCCAATTCTCGATTGCGGATATCCGAGAGATGATAAATATATGGAAAAAGGAAAACGCTCGTACCGCAGCATGGCAACAGGAGACCGTACACCTCGCACAGAAGCAAAGCTACCTCGACAATCCGTTCGGAAGACGGAGGTGGTTCCAAGGGCGAGACTTCGCTACCAAGGCATTGGCATTCTTACCGGCTTCGACACTAGCCGATATGGTTCTTCGAATGATGTTAGCTCACTACCCAGAGAGATTTGGATCAGAGATTTTAAATTTAGGACTTGGTGTTTGTACATCGCTAATGGAGAACTGGCGTTTGGCTCTACAAGTCCACGACGATCTCGTATTCATCGGTCCAGATGAATCCCACCGCGAGATGGCCCAACGCACCCGAGCGGTGATGTCGCAGGAATGGAAAGAGCTTGGAGGTTTCCACTTCCGGGTGGAGACGAAGTATAGCACCACGACATGGGGTGATGGGAAGGTTCTGGAGATGGTGGCATGATCTGGCCTGATGGACATGTTAGTGATGAAAAGTTTGAGAAGATCTACACATGGATACCGGCGCATAATAATAAACGTCAATATGCTTTTATCGGCTGTATCTATCCTGAACACCGAATCTTTCAAACTACTTTCTATCGTCATGATGATTATTTCGCAATCCCAAACGAAGAAGTGATGATGTTACGATGGTTAAAAAATCATGATCGATTTGATACTATTCGATTAGTAAGCCGTGATCGTGAATACATTGGAGATCTTACCTGGGAAGTTTTTATTTCTAATCTCGAAGATAACGCACCAGGGAATAAGTTCATGAATAATAAGTTCGTACCCACGTGTTTAGTATAAAGGAGGGACACTAAGATGTCTCAGGAAGATCGGATAGCGGAGCTGGAACTCGCGTTGGAGAACCTGCTAGAGTGCTTTGAGGAAACCCCCACAGGGTTTGATATTGAAACCTCGGATGGGATAGGTCGGATAACCGAAGCCGCCGAGGAGATGGTTATTCAAGCTCGGGAGGCGTTGGATCACGACGATGCTACGGGAGAATAATGGCTGATCAATTTGAAGTAGTAGTTACAGCGTTTATCTTTCAAGAAGATAAACTTCTCCTAACTCGGCGATCACCGAATAAAAAACGTTTCCCGGGATTATGGACCGTTCCAGGCGGGCATCTTGAGAAATCGGATTTTCAGAATCGTTCAAAAGATGGTGTGTATTGGTATGATGTTCTTGAGATTGCTCTACAACGAGAAGTACGAGAAGAAGTTGGTTTAGAAATCAATAATATTCGTGTTGTAGAGAATCTTGCAACTATCGATCCTTCTGGTGCGGTGCTAGTTTTATCTTGTACCGCGAACTACGTTAGCGGAAATGTAACATTACAACAAGATGAAACAGATGCATTTGGTTGGGTAGAAAGAAATGAGGTTAAGAATTATGATCTTATCAGCGGTTTACCGGAAGAAATCGAACGAGCGTTTGAAAGGCGAGTAAGTAATGCTGCGAATTAAAATTGGCTGTCCTAACCATCCTCGGTACAATCCCGAGCAGGGAGAGGGCGCGATTCGAGGGGCGTGTAAGTTTTGTTATGGGTTGTTTGGGTTATACAATCAATACCTAATCCTTCAAAGTATGGAATGGCGAGATCGACATACCGAAACCGAGGATGAACTTGGCGGAATATAAGATCCCCCTCCCTGAGGAATCGTTCCTCAACCTATGGGTTACCCGTTTCGAGAACACCGAGATCTGGCATTCGTGGAAGGTTGCCACGGGGCTTGCGATGATTGGTGCTGTACTGGGTCGAGACGCTATGTTCGACTACGGCGAAGTAACGCCTATCTGGCCAAATACTTCCGTAATTCTAATCGGCGAGTCGGGAGATGGGAAAGATACGATTATCGCGCCGAGCGAAGAAGTGCTACTCGCCTGCGGGATACAGCACGTCGCTGGAAAGACAATCGAAGCGGTGAAGACGTCGTTGTTTAACATCGGAAAGACAGGTAAGAATGCTATCGGTTTTATCGCGGCTAAAGAACTATCTGAATTCCTTGGAAGCAAAGACTACCAAGCCGGACTCATTCAATCGCTTACGGATTTACTATCGAATAACAAGCTCGTTGATATCACCACCAAATCCGACCTCGCATTCGGACAACCGAAGTACATCCGCAACCCGACGTTAACGATGTTTGGGGGATCGACGGTTGATTGGTTTCAATCCTCCCTGCCGGTAGATACGATGAAAGGCGGATTCCTCCCACGGTTTATCATCATGACCGAGTTCGATAAACGAGCTGCGAAGATGAAGATGATTGATAACCCGGGGAAGTACGAATCCACCGATCAACGCGATCGGGTCCGTGCTTCGAAAGGTGCGTTCCTGGATCAGATGAAAGCCCTTCGAAGAATGGTTGTGGAAAAAGGTCCGATTCGGTTCATGGATAATGAGGAAGGGGAGTATTACTTCAAGAACTGGTACGCGAATCGGTTCTCGTACTTCCCCCGTTCGATGAAAGCCTATGCGAATCGATCCGGGAATCTCATGCGGAAGGTCGCGATGCTCATGGCAGCGAGCCGTTGGCATACGTGGATCGATGAGGTCGACTACGCATTCTCGTCGGAGTTCATCCGATACGGGGCGGGACGGCTCGAAGATACAATCCTCTCCACCTCCCGAGAGGTGATCGTTGGGAAGGATATCCTTGCGTTACTCCCAGCAGATCAAATGACGATCCTTCGCAAACTCTCAAAAGTTCACACGATGTTCTGGGTAAAAAACGGCATCCGGTTCCTCGTGGAGTCAGGTCAGGTAGTAACCCAAAAGGGTGAGTTGGTAGAAGTGAAAGAAGAACAAAAGGAGAATAATGTCAGCACCACTACATCGGCTTAAAAAGGCCGATATCGTATGGTTAGGTGGACACTCATGCAAAGCCCACCAGCATCGTTACATTGAACACTACAAGTGTTACTTGAAAGAACATCCGGAACAGGATGAACGGCGGGCTTACTTTGATATCGAGGCGAGCAACCTTGATGCGGATTTTGGAATCATGCTTTCGTGGGCAATCAAACCCTCGGATAGCAAGGTAGTAATCGGAGATGTACTTACACCAACTGATGTCAAACGTGGGTATGAGGATAAGAGAATTGTCCAATCAGCTATTGATGCCCTTGGACAGTTTGATCGAGTTGTTACCTATTACGGAACTGGTTTTGATTTACCTTTTCTTCGTGCTAGGGCTCTTATCGTTGGTGTGGAATTTCCAACCTTTGGGACCCTTAAGCACAAGGATCTCTACTACACCGTAAAGTCGAAGTTCAAACTGAGCTCACGACGGTTGGAGAACGCCTGCCGACATCTGATCGGGCAGACGGACAAAACTCGAATCGATGCGAAGTACTGGCGGAACGGGGTCCGGGGCGATCCAAAGAGTCTGAAGTACATCTACGAACATAATCGTTACGATGTGCTGGACTTGGAGAAGTTGTATGATAAAATCATTAGCTTTGGAAAGGTGAACAACACGAGTATATGAGTCAGGAGATTCTTGCTAAGGGAGTTTATCCCCCAGCAGCTCCTGCCGGTACCAAACACGACTCTGGAAAGGACCCATGGGATCTTGCCCCATGGGACTCCTTTCGGGAGGTCGTACGGGTGCTGGCTTTTGGGGCTACGAAATATGCTCCGCGTAACTGGGAGAAAGGGATCGTATTCTCTCGGTTGTACGCGGCGACGATCCGACATCTTACAGCGTGGTGGAACGGAGAGGATGTAGATCCTGAGACGAAAACATCCCATCTCGCTAACGCGATGTGTGACGTCGGGTTCCTACTCGCGTTTGTTATTCGAGGAAGAAAGGATTTAGATGACAGGCCAAGAAGCAGTTCAGTATCTTAACTCTCAAGCGGAACGGTTACCCAAGGAGGTAGCCACTCTGTGTTATGAGATTACTAACGCGAAGGAGTTTGCCGAAGGGTGGGCTTCGACTTCGAAGCATCATGCCTATGAAGGCTCGCTCCCGATCCACGTTGCGGAGGTGATGGAAGTAGCCCTTGCAATAGCAGAGACGAAAGCCACAAAGGAAGTAAACCTCACCGTGTTAATCCCAGCAGTGATCTTTCATGATTGTATGAAAGTGAGAGATAACCCCGGTGGAGTCAAGTCTGATTACTATTCTCAGATCTACCACATCGCTGGAAGCTACGCCTGCTGGCAGAACCTTGCTCAAGGAATGTTTCCCCCTGAGTACGTTGACGCTGTGGGGCATTGCATACTTGCACATCACGGGCGGAGGGATTGGAAAGCTGTGGTGGAGCCCCAGACAATCGAAGCATGGATACTTCACTTCGCGGATATGGTGTCGGCGGGGTATGGTAAGAATCGAGAAGCCCCAGATGCGTAAGAAGATCTCCTTCGATTGTGATGGAGTGATTGCGGAGGGCGGGTGGGTGGATGTACCCGACCGCACCAATTCGTTCTATTTCAAAAAATCCCCGTTACCAGAAGCCATTCCTTCTCTAGAATGGCTTTCCACGGTGTATGACATCTACGTAATTTCCACCCGAGGACATGAGGATGCCAACCTCGGACTTCGAGCGTGGCTGCACTTCGGCCTACGGCTCGAACTGGATACAATCGCGGGGGTAATCACATACCCCAACTCCCCAGATAAGGACAGAGATGCAGTTACCAAAATGGATAAATCCGCTGTTGTTCGCGCTCTTGGTATTTGTTGCCACTTTGATGATGATCCAGTTATGGTTGAAGCCTGTGGTAGCGCCGGTGTTCTTGTGCCGTCCGATATGCCCGTGAGTATCGCAGCGGCGAATCGACTACCTACCGCAAAGGACTGGGATACGATTCGGACGTTTCTCACCACGCCAGGGATGACCTTGCATGGGTCGAATGGAATGTCGATCGTTAGCCCAGCGGATGTAAAGAAGGAATACCCTAAACTCAAACAAGAGGTGGTGATGTAATGTTCTTCCTACGATCCCTTTGGATGACAATCCTTGCGGCGTTCCTGATCCTCCTTGCCACGTGGTGTATGGAGGATCTAATCGGACGAACCGCTCCGATGATCCCCCAGCAGAACTACGACATGAGCGAGGATAGACATGTTTGATCGGCTGATCCAATTCTTCATCGACTCACTCAAACTCTTCCAGTTCTTCGCCGTGGTGCGAAGCTACGAAGGTGGGGTGATACTTCGGTTTGGAAAATTCCACCGCATGGGGAACCTCGGCTTCAACTGGCTTTGGCCATTCTCAATCGAAGAACTTCACTTTGATCACATCGTCTTGCGAAGCTCCGCCGTCGGACCACAATCCGTCACAACCAAAGACGGTGTGAACGCGGTGATATCCATCGTAGTGATGTTTCGAATCGATGACGTGAAACAATGGTTGCTCGAACTCGATCACGGCCCGACTGTACTCGACAACCTCGCCTGCGGACTGATGTCCCGTAAGGTGATGGATCACACCTGGGATGAGCTCGTAGCGATGGATCTCGCGGATGAACTCGCGAAGATCGTTCGACGTCAGGCGAAGAAACTCGGGGTGGATATCATCCAAGTGCAGGTAACAGATTTTACGAGGAGCCTATCTTTCCGGTTGATTGGTCACCAACTGATGGGATAGGTAAGGAGGCGGTTGAGGACGCCGGTCTGATGGAGCCGGAAGTCCTCCCGCCTAGTGAGAGAGTATGATAACAGATAAGATATGTCCCGTATGTAAACATCCTCGACATGAACATCATCGGGGTTATGGTGGCCCACCATACCACTACCGATGTTGGTTCATGTGGGATCCTGATTCAGACTTTCCCGATCCGTGTTATTGTGAGCATGAGTTTCATGATGGAGTTGATTGGGAAGGAAGACCGCAAACCAAAATGAAACGTTAGTGAGAGTTTAAGATATGAGCAAGCAGCACTCCACCAAACGCGAGGAGGACAAATGTCACAACCGACAGAGCCCCGATCAACCGACTACGGTACATCACGAGACTCTTCACGTCTTTGTTAATCTTATCAATCTCCCCAGGTTGTCCGTTTCCAAACAATCTCGTATGCATCTCCCGAACGAGGGTACTTACTTCAATCAGCATGTCTCGGTCGGTCTGGTTGTTCATTTGTCATTTTCCTCTTAGGACCTCTCGCCCCGCGAGCTACGATCCAAAAATCTTTCTTTAAATCTCGGTCCCACGTACGATCCCAGGGCTTCGGCGAAATCAGATTAATACTGATTAACCATCGGCGGAGTGCCGGAAGAATTCCCACCCACAGAAGGATTCGTAGGGTTGTCACGATAACTCTCCACAGTGCCAGTCTTTTCCCCTCGGCCCGCTCCGCTTCGCAGCATATCCGGACGAGGTGTGTTAAACTCCGTATCCCCATGACGTTGCAAGTAAACTCCTGGACGTAGCCCTCCTCGGGCTTGTAGGTTTACTCCCTCCTCGTATTTCCACTTCCCGTCATCCCCGACCGTAAGTCGGTCGGTTGGGGCGGTACCTTTCGAATGAGTTAACGTATCCCCAGAACGATCCACGGAGTAGTCCTTCGGGAACCCTGCCTTCGCCCAAGCTTGGATGGTTCGCATATCCCCGGAGTGAGCGGCGACGATTGAAACCAGCGACGGGTGCCGAGCGGATTCTTTCATAATCTGCTCCATTGCCGGGAGCATCCGCTGTTCGTAATCCCGTTGGCTCTCCCCTCGTTGGCCGGTGAGCGGGGATTCCCCGGGAGGTTCGTTGGTGGGGGTTTGGGTTTTAAGCCGTTTTACGAGCTCCTGTACGTCGGTCGACCGTTCCCCTTCCAGACTCCCCATCCGTTGCGGGGCGAGCCCAGGAACCTCGGTAATCGTAGGTTTAAACGGCGCGAGGTGTTGGGCGAGGATCTGGGAGGTCTCCTTCGTACGAGCCCAGGGGGATGAATAGATTTTAACCTGACGAGGTCGGCCAGACTCCGCAAGGCGTTGACCGAAGTGAGACCCCACCTGATGGATCTGGTTACGACCTTCATCCAGGAGGTTGAAGTTACTTGCCCCACGCTCACGAACGAACGGATCGGGTCCCATATCCTGCGGAGGCGTAGCCGGACGAAGCTGTGGGGGTTTGCCAAGTTGTCCGAGAAGATCAAATGCGCGGCTCATGGTTTTAACCAAGGAAACATTTTGTACTCTGGCTGCTTCATCCGTTGCTCTAACGGTCGGTTTGATCCGATTGGTTCGGCTGGGAACTGTCCAGTTTCGGCACGTCCGAGGATCCCACCGATATCATTAGCACCCTCTCCGGCTTCTTGACCTTCGGGGAATAACTGCTGTTGGTTCAACCTCATCGATCCCGGAGGTGGGGTTGGTTCGAGGTTGATCTTCATCGGAGGATACCCGGAGAGAGTCGGAGCCACCCGAGGGATACTCTTCGGGGGGAGTTTGTACTTCGCCGCAGCTTCATCCGTGTAGTTGTTATACGCGTCGAGAGCTTTGTTGATACGAGCTACGGAGTCGTAAGGACTTTTATCCGGGCGGGTGTACTTCTGTACCAAAGCTTTCCCTGCAGCTTTCGCGGTTGCCTCTGGAGAGGTAAGATCGAAAATGGAGAAGTTGTATCCACCCTTCGCCTGTTGCGCTGGAGTCACCCGAAGATCTCGGTAAAGGTTTTCGTGAGCTTCTTTGAAATCTAGGATTGACTTTAGCCGATCGTTGAGTTCCTGGTATTGTTCTCCGCCATGCTCGGGATCCACGCCTTTTGCAATGATATCCCTCGCAGCTTCGGTTTCAGCACGAAGAGAAGATGATCGAACATGCGAGGCCATATCATTATACTGACCAAAGTCCGTCTTCCCGTAGTACTTATCCAACATCGCGTTGTTCGTCGCACGAAGAGCTCGGAGTTGTTTCAGGGATAGTTGTTTACCGTTGTAACTCTCCGCATCTTTCACCAACGCATCGTAAGTTGGTCTATCCACCTCCGCGAGATGTTCGGGTATCGCCGCGAGTTTTGCCTTGTAAATCGGAGTAGTATCTCCTTTCCACCCTACCCCAATCGCTCGGTTCTCCATTGCCTCGGCTTGGAATTTGTTATCCGCTTCCGCGATTCGAATAGCTTCGGGAAGATGTGCGAAGTCTAGTCGTTCGGAGGCCGGTAGCGCAGCACGAAGTACCGGCAATCCCTTCTGAACCGACGAATCAAACCCAGCGTCTTTCACCCCGAACCCTTCCGCGAGTCCTTTCGTGATTGGATTCGGCCAATCGGGACCGAGGAGTTTCTGTTGTTTAATCCAATCCTTTGAAAGGTACTCTCCCGGTTTCTCCAGCCCGCCGGAGAATTTCAACCCGAGCAGATCCCGCACCGTGTTGAAGGTAAGATCCCCTGCACCTCCAGCGACATCCCCCGCAGCAATCTTCTCCACCCCACCGACGTATCCACCGAGCGGCGGAATCATCGCCGCAGCAGTGTGAGCGGTAGCATCCGCGAGAGCTTTCGCAGCTTCCCCATGTTCCCCTCGGGCAGTGTGGTCGATGAGACTCTGCACCGCTTCGTACGCTTTCGGCAGGTGCTCCGCAGCTCCGGAGACTATCGCCCCACCTGGGGTGTGACCCACGAGCATCTGTCCTAACGCCAGCCCAGCGTGCCCGAGTCGGCCTTCTTTCAGAGCATCCCAAACTTCCTGAATATCCTCCCTCGGTGGTTCGGTCCAACCCTGGACGGTATCCGGTAACCCCAGCGCACGAGGAGCCCCGCCAAGAAACGCCGCTGCCTGCTGCGCTCGGGAGACTTGGGTCTGTTGTTCCTGGTGGTAAGCGTCGAACAGATCCGGACCGGTCGAACCGACCCCACCTGCTGATGCCGGAGGAGGAGTCTCCGCACCCGGCCCACCTGTTGGAGCGGAGGGATTGTTCAATCGGGTAGGAACCGAACTCGACTCACGCTTTGCTTGGAACGCCGCAAGCCGCTCGGGATCGATCTGTGCTAGCGGAGCAGAGCGGTTAACTCCAAGCTGTGACGCAGCGTCGGAGATGTACTTCTCCGTGTCGTTCTCTCCCGGCGGGGCGTAAGTGGAGATGTACTGTTCAAGCGTATGCCCCTGTCGGGTATGCTGGCCGATTAGCTGATGGAGGGCTTGGTAACCCGCTCCTGGATCAGAGAACTTCGCAAACCCACCTTCCCCTTGCGTAGCCCCCGGCTGTCCAGCAAACCGAAGATTTCCTGGGTTGTTGTTCCGATACGCGAGCTGTGGGGTGAACGAATTCTGCCCCGGAGCGAACTGAGGAATGGTAATCCCCGCGTCCGGTGCTTTCGACTGCTGTTCGTGGTAGAGATCGAATAGATCCGCCATGGGTTATTTCCCTGCCGAGGTATCCCAACCAACTCCTTGGGCGAGTTCTTTCGCCTTCGCTGGATCTTTCCCAGCGAGATTGTAAAACAACGGAATCAAACTCGGATCGAGTTTCTGACCTTTGGTTTTCGGTTTGAGATTATCCGGAACCGTGGTGGATTTGGATTGGTTCAACATCCCCTCCAGCGGTTTCCCCGGATCGATTCCCATGTTTTTCAAAAAAGCCTCATTCTCATCCGTGATGAGTTTCTGTTTCCCCCGCCCGTACGTCCCTCGGTTGTATTGATCCTGGTTAGCTTTGATCTTCGAAGCCGCTAGGATCATCGTCGCCCGAGCGTTACCCTCTAACTGTTTCGGCCCGAGGGCGATGTCGAAGTCGACCTTGTTTGCCTTACGATCTTCCAAAGTACCCGCACCGGATTGAATGTAAGCTTTCGTGATTTCCGGCCCGAGTCGGTTGACAATCGTGTTGTAAATCGTCGGAGCCGAATCACCCAACTGAGCGCCAATCTTCTTCGCGATAGCGTTGAGGGATTGTACGTCAGTGTTATGTAACGCCTTCGAAGCTTCGAGTAACGTCTGAGTATGCCCGAGCATAACGTTCAATGCATTGCTGGAGTTACCCAGCGGACCCGACGTCGCGGATTTTTCCATGTTGTTAAACGCGTTGTAGTTCGTCGCTTGGTAATCCGGGTTCTCTTTCAACACCTGGGACATGATCCCAATCCCCTCGCGGGTTCTCGCGGCGAAGCTCGACAGCGGGGCCATCTGGTAGTTCGCAATCCCCTTCGCGTAGCTTTTTTGAGATTCAGGATCAGCCGGAAGTCCCGCCGCTCCAGCGAAATGCGTCGCTAGGAAATTCTCCCACTGATCGGTCCCCTTCTTATCCCCACGCTTCTGAGCGTCGATCAAACTGTTTAGAGCCATCGCCTTCACAGCGTCGGAGCTTTCCGGACGAGCTTGCTTCAATCCCGTTCGGGCTTCGATCATATACGCGTTGTACTCGTTCGGGTTGGTGTTACGAAACTCTTCCATCTCCGGAGTTGAGGCGACAGCGTCCCACGCGTTAGACTTCGCCGCGAGCTCACCCTCCGCTTTCCCCTGGGCATCAGCGGATTGCTTCTGTCCTGCTGCCGCTGCAATCCCAGCCGGTCCTCCGGGAATCATCATCACCCCACCCGGTCCGGGGACGGACATCTGCTGCTGGCCCGTCTCAAGATCGATCGGGGATTGGTTACGAAACGTCGGACCCTGCGTGGTTACTCCACCACGGGTGATATCCGGGGTCGACTCCACGGTCGGTGCTGGGATCGCTCCACCGGAGTTCTGCAACTCGAACAACTTCGCTGCGGGGATTTCATCCGGAGAGTTAGCAACTGAGGCCTCTCCACCTGTTCCACCCGTCCTCGTCGAAGCCGTCGCTGCCCTCGCACCGCGTGAGGTGTGCTGCGCCAGCTCATCCGGCGACATCGGCGTACCATCCGGGTGCTGACCCATTTGATACTTCCGATACGCGTCGTTGGATTTAAACTCCTGCTGTTCGAGATTCATCTTCTGCACGGATTGATTCTCGTTAAACAACCGTTCCCGCAGGAGATCCGACATCTGTTGCCGTTTGAGTTGCTGTTCACCCCAGGCGGGGTTACGCCCAGCAACGAACCCGCTCCCCATCTGGTTGAAGAATTTTCCTACATCCGACCAAGCCATGTGTGTTCCTTATCCTAACGGTATCCCAAACAACGACGGATGGGATGAAGCATTCGAGGATGAAGTCCCAGTTTGGGATTGATTAAACTGCTGATTACCCTGAGTGGCATTCGTGGTTGTCGACCCGATTGGGCTCTGGCCAAGGAACGACGTCGCCAACCCGAGGAGATTCTGCGTGTTACCAAACTTCGCCTGTTGGTTCAAGAACGGAATCTGATTCTGGAAGTTCGTGATCTGTCCGGTCACTCCCTGTTGGATCGCGGTGTTCGCAGCGTCGGTCGAACCAGAGTTAAGCGTCCCACGTCTCGCGGCGTTGTTAGCCACCGCAGTCTCCGCAGCTTGCCCAGCTTGATTCGCTTGGTTCGCGATCTGTGCCGTTTGAGCATCCCCGTACACCGGCTTCTGAGCGTCAGAGTACTGCTGCGCTATCGCTGGGAGGATCGACTCACGGAACATCTTAAACAACGGGTTTTCATTCGGGGTGACCGTTCCCTCCCCTGATTGCCCAAACTGTGACGTCCCAGTCGAGGAGCTCGAAGAGTTCTGGCTCCCACTCTGTCCTTGTCCCATGAGGGACGAAAGTAGCCCACCGATTAAACTTGCCATATATTATCCTTGAGGAGTACCCCATGCATCAGATCCCCATTGTGCGTTAGGGGTAGCCGGGACAGGTGAACCAAACTGTGATACCTTCGGAGCTGGGACGATCCCAGGTTGAACTAGCGGAGAGGTTGTAGCAAACGGATCATTCGGTGGAGAGGCATTCCCCTGAGCGCCGATGTTATTCACCGTGGAGGTAAACAGCCCTGAGAGCCCGTTGTTCCCGCCGTTCCCGGTGAAAGAATTGTTCGGCCCAAGCCGACCGTTCACAAACCCGGTACCCATTCCACGGAGAAACCCACCAAATCCCCCACCGGAATCATCCTCCGAGGCTCCGCCCCCACTCCCACCGAGATTTGAAAATAGATCCCCCACCTTACACTCCTACGGTTTCCGCCTTGGATTTAGCCGGTACGATTGGCTCAATCGGTGTGTTGAATAATTCCTTCGTAACCCAATCCCGGCGGGTTAACCCAAACAACGCCATGTTCTGTGGGACTTCGTTAATCACCACCGCGTCACGGAGGCATCCTTCGTAAGAGAACCCGAGCCGCTTCGCCAGAGCTTTCGCCGGTGCGTTGGAGCTCAGAACCGTAACCGACACTCGGTTGATCGTTGGAGCGTGGAAGAAGATGTGGTTGAGCAACACCTGACCCGCTTGATCCACCAGCCGAGAGCCCCAGGCCTTTCGGGTGGATGCCACGTGAGCGTTCCCGTTAACAATCGTATCCTGATCAAAGGTATACAACCCGATCAGCGGGACCTCATGTCGAATGCCGAGGATGTTGTTCTTGTCAATAATCCCAAACGTCTGAAGGGTCTTCATCCCAGCGAATCGCTCGGCGAGCTCCTCAGGGGTTTTGGGAAAGTTTGGTGTTTGCACTATCGTTCGATAACAGTGCAACCAGTTGAAAATACGGTGGTATTCTTTAGCGGGGAACGGTGAAACGAGGTCTACGTCACGACCTTCGATAATCTGCATAGCAGAGCTCCTGGTTTGGTTTGTCCACCGTTCGTCGTGGATCTGACGGTACTGTTAGTAGTATACCACACCTGACGGATTAACCGCTGTTAATCCATCCTACGCTTCGTAGATCTGCCAGATGGAGTTGTTCCCACGTTTGATAACCTCCACAACCCCCTGGGTTACCAGAGCTTGAGGTACAAAGCGTTTGATGGGTTCGACGACCCCCTGCGTGACACGCGCTTGCGGAGTCGGACGTTTGATCGGCTCAACCACAGCTTGAGTTACGAGAGCTTTTGAACCCCCTGTGAACGGAAAGATTACCCCAGCGTTTCCATCTATCCCGTATAAATCATCGATAAACCCGTTACCGTCAAATTCGATAGCGGTAATTTGAACATTCGGATTAGCAGTAGTAGTTGGAACAGGAAGCAGAAATGGGTTGAGGGATGTGGTGCCGTTACCCGCAACTACCAAAGTTCCATTCACCCAACCAGTTCCACCAACGGTTACGTACGTGTTCGTGGAAGATCCAACGGTGATCGTCGCGAGGGCGATAGTAAAACTAGCTTCAAAATCCTGCCAAGTATCAGCAGTAACTACCGCTGCGCCAGAATTACCAAGTAACGCCGCACCCGCGAACAACGCTCCCCCGAGAGTGTTTGCTGCATACAGCGAAACAGATCGATCTGATTCGACATGGAATTTCCCAAACGGCTGGGAATTACCCGTTGCGGAGTTGACGCAAACTAGATCCGGGGTATTCGCACCTTTCCAATAAACGGTGATCGATGGTGGTCCAGGAGTCTCGGGAATTGGAAATTGTAACTGTCCACTCAACCCCATCTGGTACACTCGTGTACCATTGGCTCGATTGAGCGTGTTTGTAGTTATCGCACCGTGGAAGAATCCAATGTCAAAAAAACCAGTAGGTGGATCTACCCCAATCGCGTAAGTTTCAAGATCGTCAGTAAGCCAAGCAGACATTTAGAGTATACACTGAAAACCGAAAGTTTCGGTGGAAAGATTCCCGGTGGTCCAGGCTACGCCGTTGTCGGTGTCCAACGGAGCGATGTAGTACACGTAGAAATCCGACAGGTAAGTGTGCCCGTTCTGGAATTCAATAGTATACGGATTACTCGCACCAACGGTTGAATCGATACCCCGGATACCTTCCGTATCCTTACGAGCACAGACGAGGTACTGTGCTCCGAGAATAGTACCGGTAAAACCGCTGATTGGCTGGTATTTGAATCCCTCCGAGGTCGTAGCTGTGTTAGAGGTGAACACGTACGATGTATCATCATCAGCAGGGTTTTCATTCACACAGGTGTACGCGTGTGTACCATCCCCTCCCACAGTTCCCCAGTTCGTAGTAACATCCGTCGCTGGGAAGATCGCATCAATCTCCACATCCCCGAGAAATGCTGTATTCGTGGTAGCATTCCCGTTGAAATCCGTACCTTGTTCATCCAGGCAGTAGTAATCCATGAACGACAAAGTACCGTTAGTAATGATTCCAACCATGTTCGCGGTGGAGTTATTGTCGATCAGATTTGAACCCACCACATTCGACGGACCGGTAAATGTCCCAAACTGAAACCCATCCACACGGATTGTCCCAGCAACCGTAATCGTACCAGTCCCACCACTGAGGGTGACATCAAGCTCGTAGTAATGCCAAGAACCTTTATCCGCTACCGCTAGCCCCGAGTTTCCGACCACCACAGTCCCGCCGAGAAGGGATACCGTACCGTCGGTATTTACTAACAACTGTGCAATAGGCACCCCGTTGTTTGCCATAGTAAGATTAGGCCCACCCGCTGAGGAGTACTTCACTGCTGCGCCTTGAATATACCTATTCCGATGACTCAACGTTTTGGTAATCCCGTTACCAGCTATGGAGATGTTCGGAGCATTCCGGCGACCACCGGAGGAATTCCACGTGGACCCGGCTTGGTTCGTCCACTTACGGGGTTGCTGCACGTTGTTGTAATGCGCCATGCTGTCAATAAAACGTAGCATTATGGTTGTACCTCTACTTCCAGCGTTACGTACGATGATCCCCCTGCGGTGGAAACCACCGGTACGAGGATATCGTTGGTTTGAAAAGATATACTCGGGCTGAAGTTTGTTACATTCACCGGACCGTAGTTGCTCACCGGGAGGGTGAGATCCGCTGCGAGGATGTTCTGTGACGTGGTTGCCGTGCCGTTCGTGACCCGTATCCGAGCCATGTTGAACTTCGCCCCACCGGTTGCGGTCGCGGTTCCAAGAGCGGTGACCTTTACATTCACCGGCGTGGCTCCGTGGAAGAATATATACCCTGGTGCTTGGGACCCGGACACCAACGTCCCGGTGACTGCGAACACCACACGGAAGTTCCCACTTCCTCCAGCACTCCCAGCCTGACGCCGTTGGACGTGCTGCATGGTGATGTCATCCAGGTGTTTCTTCAACGTGCGGAGATTCACCGCATCGGTAGGAGCGCCGGGATCAGCTACCCCGGTTACCCGGTTTCCCTGCATCTCCATATTCGCCGTACGACGATCCGACGCGGCGATCTTCTCCCCGATCCGGTTCATGTACTGAGTGACTTGCTTACGGACATTCTCCGGATCACCGGGCGGGATGTTAACAGGGATATTCTTCGGCATGGTTATTCCCCGTACCTAAACGCGGAGTAGGTCGATTCCTCCGGCGTACCGTTGATGGTATTCCGGCTGACGCCTTTCGCTCCGATATGCTCAGTGTCAATCGTACTGCGCCACATCTCCACCGGTCCGGAGAAGGATATCCGGTGCTGGAACAAACGACCCCTCCCACCGGGCGGGAATGGAATCCGATCCACGTAGTTACGAATCCCGTTTGTAAGTGTGAAGGTATTCGTGGAGAACCCCGGCAGCCCATCGATGTCAAACACGGATGTCATGGTGACATTCGGACCGGGTGGAACCTCCACATCAAACGTCCAGAACCTCGCCATGTCAATCTGTGAGGACCCGCCGATCTTCTTATACGAATAAGCCCAGGTAGATTTCCCAAACGGCTTCGGGGTAGATTCGATTTCGGTTTTGTAGTGTTTGAAACCTAACCCACCAATCCCCTGTCCACCCTGCCCGGAGTACCGCACCTCTACCGCTGTGGCGGTTTGCAGAGCGATGGTAGTTGGAGCATCCATCCCAACCCGGTACGTTTCACGAATCGTTCCGGTGAACGTCGCGGTGGCGATGACAAACCCGTCGATCATAAACGTTCCGGTCATCGTTCCAAGCGGGTTCACTTCCGCGATCCAGGTTTTAACGTAGTGCTCCGAGGGGTACGGCGGGAAGATCTTCTGCACAAACGTCAACCGATCCGGTTCGGTTGTACCGATGAAGTTATCCGAGTAGAACTTAAACCTCCCACCTTTCGGGTTGAGGGAGGTATCCGTGCTAGCTACAACGTTGTACTGAGCCCATACCGTTTTCCCGTACGTCTCCGCAGGGAAGGGGAGCACGATCCGGTCCCGTTGGGTGTGGGTGTACGTAAACGTCGTTACCGCAACACTATCGATGAAACACGTCCCGAGTACCGTATTCCCAAATGGATCCATATCCACCTCGAACGCATCGAAGTGTTTCTCCTGTGCGGATCGCCGTTCGGATACGTAATTCGTCCATCGATCCGGTTCAGGCCGTCGATGGAACCAGGTGTTGTAGTGTTTGAACGAATTCCCCGAGCCGGAGTTGTACAACACGTAGATCGTCCTGCCGTAAACCTCCACGGGGAGTTTAAACGTGTAACTCTCCCTATGCTGGAGGTTCGTCCCCACCGAGGTGATCGTCGCTGTTAGCAACGGTGTACCGTCAACAAAACACGTACCAAACACTGTTCCGTTTGGATTAATATCCACATCAAACGCGTCGCAGATCGCTTCGTCCAACGATTCGATAGTGGTGCGCCATACCGTAACCTTCGGAGGTTCGTTCCGAGCCGAATACCGATGTTCCCAAACTTTAAACAACCCCATAGTTGAAGCGGTTTGAGTACCCGACGTGGTTGAAGTATACGTCGTGTAGGCGATCTCCCCGTAGGTCTCCGCTGGGAATGAGAACGTGTAGATATTCCGCCCCGCAGACGGAGTCCCGGTACCAAGTATGGTGTTGGTCATCACGGCAACTCCGTCCACGAAGGTAACGGCGGTAACCGTTCCTGTAGCGGAAACTGTAGAGGTTTGGGTGCCCGTACCTTGGTTCACCGGGGTATTCGCCTGGAGCATCCCGATGTCGTGGAACTCCACATCCCAAAGCTTATCCCCGGGATGACCATTGTCATCGTACGGGGTTTGGTGGAAGTGAACCTTCTGCGGTTCAGGGATCGAATCAAACGTCAGCCCGTACACGGCTGTGTGCGGGGCGAACGCTGAAGAGGTGATCGTAGTAGTAGTCGTTCCCGAGGTCGTAGTGGTGTTCGACCCGGTGAGCTGTTGGAACTGGAACGATAGGTTATTCGTCACCAACCCATTCAACGGAAGGTGTTGGTAGGTCTTCTGTCCGGTTCCCCCTGGCAGGGATGAGCAAGTCCCCACGGTGATCGTAGCGGTGTTATCGTAAATCGCATTCACCACAAACGGCCCGCCGATGAATTCCACCGCGAGGTTTTCCACTAACGCGTCGGTCGGTGTGGTCCACGCACGGGTTTGGAAGTTCCACGGCACGGCTGAGGTACCTGTCCCGCTTTGCTCGGTAACGAAGTTTTCGATCTGAATAATCCCCGCCGTTCCCCCTGCGTAGAGGTTCGAGTTTACAAAATCCCAATACAACGAGTTGATCGGCTGTCCACCCACCCCGACGTTCTGGTACTGGTACCACCAGCACTTCTGCATGTTGAAGTCGAGGACGAAGACGGTGTCGTTAAAGGTGCTGGTACCTGTTGGAACCGCGAGATACAACTTCCCTTCCCGATACGCCGCGAAGCTCATCCCGAGGGAACCGTTCACCGCAGGGACCCGAGCGTAATCTAACGCGGCAGGATCAAACCCACCAGCCCCACGGAACGCGTCGCCGATCTGTTCGGTCACCCAGGGGAGATCCACATCTACTCCCGCGCCGGGTTGGTACATCGAAATCCCATCCCAGTTCAACAGCGGAATTCCATGTGGGGTTTTAATACAGCATCCCGCCGCGATAGATCCCCTACGACACGAGGCCCGCTGGAATTGATAATCCGCGTTGGGTCCTTCGAACACCGAACCGGTTAGCTCGTACACCGACTTCCAATTCACCACTACCAGTCCCGGTGGCCACACCACAATCGCCGTCATGTTATCCCCAGCATCCGGGGAAACCAACGCAGAGTTCGTGGAGATGAACTGATCCGGTCGTCCTACCTGTGACCACCGCAGCCGGGTTTGGTTCCCCGACGCATCCCCAACGTAGATCCGGTCGTAAAACGCCTCCGCCCCCGCTAGTTGCACGAAGCCGAAGTCGGCCTGCTTCATTACGTTGATCGTCATCGGGGTGTTGATCAACAGCGACGTAAGATCTGACATCGAGTCGGTGAAGGTCAATGTTGCCAGAGCCCGAGTGCTCACCGCGTATGGGGTCTGAGCGTACCCACCCTGGCGGTAAGTGATGATATGAGTAATCCCATTCGTGGACGATCCCGTTGCCGAGCTGGTATCCGATACGGTTACATTCGCGTTGATCATCTTTAACGGACCTGTAGCAGGGCTCGCAGCCGACTCACCGACGAAGTTCCCGTTCGAGTCGATCTCCGCGAACGTCTGATACCACGTGTATCCGATGTTCATATCCGTAAGCTGGTGAGCTCCATCCCCCACCTCGGTTACATTCGCGAGGTACACGGTCTGTGCGGTGACGTACGATTCCACAGTGATACGGCAGCCGGTAAGCCCCTGCCACGGATCTCCGCTCCCAGTCCACGTACCGACGTAGTTGAAGTCCGAGATCGGGATGGAGAGGTTCGACAGCACATTCCCCGCGAAGGGTATGTTCGTCTGCGGGGTGGTTTGATTCGAGTTGATCAACGACTGTAGCTGGGATACCTGCGGAGCGGTGAGGGCAACCCCATTCACCTGCTGTGCCGCCGCAGCGATTTGGTCCGAGGAGGGATACGCCTGGGTGAGGCTTCGCCCGATGTTCGGGAGGTACTCCCCATGCCAGAAGTTCTGGAACCCCGCCGTGAGTTGGTAATCCGTGGATGTGATGGTCGAAGTGATCGTCCCATTTGTAACCGTAGAGGTAAACGTTGCCGTCCCTGCGACCGTCAGCGCATCGAGCGAGAAATCAATCGATACTCGGTAAACATTCTGGGGATCGGAGAACCCCATATTCGCGTAGATGATCCCATTCGTCGCGGAGACGATGTTCCCACTGTTCGTCCCAAGGTTGATCGTAGCGGATTGGAGGACCGTCACCCGTCCGGTTACCGAATCTCCCACGAGGGTGTTCGTCCCACCTGAAGGATTCGATACACCTTCCAACACCTGTGTGACCGTCCCACCGGTGATAATCGATATCGCCGGAGCAGTGTTCACCACCACATGCGGAGCTAACGGAACCTGTTTGATCCACTCGGTGGTGTTCGTTCCATCATCTTTGTAAAGATTATGCCCGGAGGCAATGTACGTCCGGGTACGGTACTTCGCAAACTGCCCGTTCTGATTCAACGCCGGTGCGATGTAAGTGTAACTCGCGGTGGAAACTCCGTTAACCCTCACAGCTCCAACCGACGCGGTACCATACGAGTAAAACGAAAACGTTCCCGCATCCGCACCGTAGGATTTGAATATCCCATAATGGGCCGTCCCCGCCGTGGGAATGTAAGTCCCATACCCCCGCCTAGGCCGTGCAGCTCCGCGTTCGATGGAGAAATCGAGATTCGTAGCGGTTTGAACTTCATCCTCTGGGACGAGGTGAGCGGGTCGAGAGGCATTCACACCCCCACCGAAGTTCAACTTATTCTGATACACCGTTACTTGAGCCATGTTAGTTCAACCGTTTTCCGATTTTAATTACACCCTTCCCCGCCGCGATGGTCACGTCCGTTCCACGAGATCCCACTCCAGGTTTCATCCTCCGCATGTTGTTCGAAGAGGAATTCCGTAACCGGATTCGATATCGATTCAACAACTCCTCGGATTCTTTCATGTAGATATCCGCTGTATCCGGACGGGTGGTTTGAAGAATCGTGGCTGCTGCTTTGTAAGCGATGGAGAGTTTCAGAATCGGATCAGCGGTGATATCCTCCGTTCCGGTTCCAAGCTCCACCTGCCATGGCACCCCGAACAGCGTAAACGTATACGTCACATCCGGGGAAGGGAAGGTACGGATGTGGAACGCATCCCACAGGACGAAGAACTTCGGCGTCGCTGGGGTGAACTGTCGCCAGTTGTTGTTGTACTGCTCCAGCTTCGTCACGTCGGTGATCCAGTACTTCTGATCCACGGTTTGAGCCGCAGCTCCGGAATTGGTGGAGGAATTCAGCACCACGTACCGGGGAATCATAATCGACGCGGTGGTGTATGTGAAAATATCCGTTCCTGACGTAACCACAAACGGAGTGTTCACCTCTTGGACCGGCACGGATTGCTTCGCCAGCATCGGCCAATAATCCACCAACGCTTCGTTCCCCGCGTCGTACAACTGTGCTGACGGCCAGAAGATATCCCCAGCGGTGGGGTAGTCGAGCAGGGTTCCCGTGCTCGTGGCCTGATCGATCAGTAGTCTAACAATTCCAACTAAAGTCATATGCTGCTCTGTGATAAACCGTAACGATTCCTGCCAGTAGATAACCGCTGGGTTGTAGATGATTCTATTCTGCCGACGCATTGCGGGTCCTTATGGTTGAGTAACAAACGTGATAACATTATCCGCCGCTCCTGTGGCTGAGAGAATCAACGAGATGGAGTTTCCATTCAGATCCGATGCGGCGAGATCCAACCGGTAGATGCCCTGTCCAACTGCTGCGACAGAGTTCGCGGTCAACCCAATCGCCCCACCGTCAATGGAGCGGGAGGATATCACCGTCAGTCCGGACATCAACTGGCCGGTAACGGAGGAGAACATCGGGAAGGTGAACCCAGCAAGGGCTTGGTTCTTCTTAACCGTGATCTGTCCCGCTACGAGAGTATACCCGGTCTTGTCGTTGTTCGTCCCAACGGTAACCGCTCCACCAGCGGTGATCGCAAGGGCTGAGAAGTTGGTTGGAAACGCCTGGGTCAAACTGTACCCGGTTTTATCCTCGTTCACGAGTACATCCACCTTCGGCAGGCCGGTGGTGGAAACCACCACAGTCGCAGCACCCTGCCAATCTTCCACGTCTACCTTTGGAAGGTTACTCGCATCGGTCACAGCGGGATGGTTGTTGTAGTTCTTCGTGTTGACGTCGGGTACTCCTGCTGTCGCAGCGGTGACTACCGTTCCCAACCAATCCGTTACATCCACCTTCGGCACCCCCGCGAGATTCGGGGCGGAGATCGCCGCACCTTTCCAATCCTCGGCGTCTACCTTTGGAAGGTTGTTCGCGTCAAGGGCTGCAGCCGCACCTGCGAACTGCACCACATTCGCTCCGAGCTGGGCGGAAGTGGTACTCACCGCCACGCCTTTGATGTCTTCCAAATCCACCTCGGGGAGGTTGTTAACATCCGTGACCGCAGCGTGGTTGTTGTAGTTCTTCACATTCACATCCGGCACGCCCCCCGTCACCGCTGTTACCGCTGTCCCAAGCCAATCCACGACATCCACACGAGGCACCCCCGACACATTCGTGGTTACCGCTGCGTTGAGCCACTGCGTGACATTCACCGGTTGGGTTGCTACTGTAAGATCAAACGCACTGAGTTCCAGCTCAATATTCACCGGGACCATACTCGCCGCACCTTGTAGTTGCATGTACACCCACGTAGGGCTGTTCGTGCTGGCTATCGCGGCGTTCGGCACACCGATCTCGTAAAACCCCGGGAGGTGGGTAGCATCAATCTCCACGAATCCTCCCGACGTCCACGTGCCAAGGGTTTCCCCGACGATGCTCACAAGAGTCGCAGAGGTCTGATCATCCCGGTAGTAGTACCACGTTAGCCCCGCTGAGGCGGAGGTAAGCCCGGTCAGTCCCACCCCGGTCTGAACGGAAGCTTTGGGGATAAAAATAACCAACCTCTTCGACGTCGTCCCAGCTTTGATAATCTGTTTCATCCCCAGAACCCACCTGTCATGTTACCATCCCCGGAGTAGAAATTCCCCGACCAATCCGGGTAGATCAGCCCACCCGTTGGAGAGATAAACGGATACGCCCATCGAGCACCACCCCAGTTCGCGTACCCCCACAGCGCGGTGAACGCGTTGTTGAAGGTTGGGTTATCCGGTCGGAGCTTCTGTGGGGTTCCTGCCGGAGGAGCACCGGGGAGTTCCACTCCCGCGAGTTCCACCGCCCCGAGAGCTGAAGCGCCGAGGATCATGCGGGTCCTATCGCCTGTCGGGTGAAGTTTTCAATCGTCATCGTTACTCGTGGATACCCTGCTGTAATACTCGTAAGATTCGAATTAATATTCAACTGCACCACACAAGGATTTGCGGCTGAGGTTGAGATTGTTCGAGCTAAAGTTGTTCCTCCAGAGTTTTGAACCGTAGATTCTCCTGTAACCGCTGTTGGAACTGCTGTTACCACACCAGCTTTGTTAATTACATTTATCACCCACACATCAAACGCGGATTGAACATCCGTACCATTTGTACACTCAGAAGCTACGGAAAGACGTACGATGGCTACTGAGTTATTCGCACAGGTGAGCGAGAATACTGTCGTTGCGGTGTTGTTCGTGAGGGATTTGAAGGGGCGTACCAATCGACGAACGGAGACACCGCCATCTACTGATTCAAGAAAACTGTTCGCTTGCGCTAATCCCCCTCGGATACACAAATCATTCACACCGGAATCAGCAATCATCTGACCCGCAGCAGTAGGGCATCCAACTGACGCTTGAAGGGTTCCTGTGGTAAGAACTCGGTACTGCGGGTTACCTGTGCTATCTACAAGAACGTTCCCCCCGACTACATGTAGCTGTCCACCGGGAGTTGCCGTTCCGATTCCCACCGCTCCCGCGTCGGTGATTCGCACCACTTCCGCGATAGTTGTGGAACCCTTTGGAGTAGTTTGAATCGAGATATACGCACCGTTTGATGCTGTACCCCAGTTCTCCGCAGCGTTCATTTCAATGGCGGCTTTACGGGCGGTAAACACGGACCCGTTATACCCCTGCATCCCGTATCGAGCTACAAGATCCCCGCTGGATAACGCTGTGGGTCCACCACCAGAGCCGTTCGCTCGTCGTAAGAGAACCTGGGCGAGATTGGAATATCCATCGGCAACAATACTTACACCAGCACCAGACCCAGTGTTTACCGCATGGATTTTTCCGGCCATCGTGTTCGTTCCAACACCGACATTCGTTCCATCCCAGAATAGATTTGTCGCATCTTCGGTAATCGCACCCGACCCGGTTACGTATGCTATCCCACCACTCGTAGTCATCGTGGCGTTGTACGCGGTGAACGTCGCTGGAATGTCGGTGTTCAGGGACTTCGCGGTCAACCCGGCGATGAGTTTGTAAACCTTCCCAGCCGTGTTATGCGTAAATGCCGAAGTCTCCGCAGCACGGGCGATTGTCAGAGTGTCGTTTGACGACGTAACTGTCGTAACTCGGATAATCTCTTTATTCGGATCATCCGTCGGATCGGTGTACGTCGTGGAATCCCACCACTCCGCGTTGAACGGAGCCGTGGGGAGTTTCGCTGCATCCCCAGCTTGGAGCACAATTGACGTAGCTACCGCGTCGTACCCCAGCGATACCGTAACTTTCGAGTTGTTCTTGAAATTATCCAACGCCATACTAACTCAACACCAGATGAAATCCTTCAATAATCGCCGGGGTCGTGCTATCCGCGTTACAGAAAAACCCGGCCTGCGTTTCCGTAAACGACGTAAGCGCCGTCTGCTGGAACACCTGAGTCCAGTTCCGCATACGACGATCCGCTTGGTAGAACGTTCGATGCGTGGCGTCTTGAACGATTTTACAAAACACCCCGTTGTTCCCCAACGGAACCATACTTGTTGTAGTGAACTGTGTGGTGAAACTGTTAAACGCCGACCAATAGTAGATATCCACCGCGTTAGTCGGGTTGGGAAACCGCCATACAATGAACTTCGTCCCGTCCGTGACACACGGACCGATCTGGTTGAAGTTACTCGGACCAAGCATCCCTTCGAAACCAAATATCGCCGTGTACGTCGAATGCGGCAGCGCCGTGGAACAGTAGATAATCGAGTTCGAGTTGTTACCCGGTACGCTTAGCGTGAGCCCGTAACTATCCGTACTGAGCGTCGCCCCACCTACTCCGTCATGCAGCGTGAGTCCAATCGGCGGGGTGTAGATCGGTCCCTGTTGAGTGATGATCGTTGTCATCGCCCCTACCGTCAGGTCGTGGCTTACGATACTCCCCCCAGCGTGGGAAACCAACGTCGGTGTGGGTGTTTCCAACAAACAACCCGCCCCTCGGCTCGCGGTGAACGTATCCGTCGCTCGGGAGGTGACCATCATCACCTCGGCGTTCGCACCGTTCGTGTCGCAGACCGTTACACGAAAAAACCCCCCAGCGGTAGCCGGGAACAACGCACCATCCCCGGACTGCACGGAGAACGTGATCGGGTTGGTCACCGCGTCGATCGAACCAACCGTAGTCGAGTTAGCGAGGTTGTTATACTGCTCAGCCATGTGTTAGAACCATGTTTGGAACAGCGTGTTGTGCTGACCGACGTTAAGGATATCCCCTTCATACTGCCCGCCGAGACGTAAGCTCGGAGCCTTATCCGGGAAGTGCTGTTCCCAGATCGTCCGTATCCGAATCCCCCTCGCGATGAACAACGTCTTGTACCTCGTCGCACGGGTGAGGTCCTGCTGCGGCCCCGGACGGGAGTAACACCGATACAACACGTACGGCATCGCGGAGTACTTCGTCCACGCAGGGATGGACATTGGGTTAGTGGTCAAAGTACCGAACGTAATCGTCGCGGGGTATTCGAACACGAGGGTATCTGTCGTCAACGCCGAAGGCGGAGGCCATACCGAGATCGTATTAATATCATCCTGGTACATCGCCTCGGGAGTACCTGGCTGCACGCCCCTCCAATCCCGAACGAGGATCTCCAGCTCAGCTTTATCCCTCCCCGCAAGCCGAAACGCGTTCCACCAAACCCTACCCGGTCGGAGGATGTTCGTCGCGACATTCGACATCGTAAACGTATTCGTACCGTAAACCGTCGAAGTATTCGTTCCGAAGGTCATCGTAGCTGTGCCCGAGTTGGTGATTGTCGCCGAACCCCATACGAACTCAAACCGATCCTGAAGGATGTTCTGCCAGTCTTCAATGTAGGTGTTAATCTCCACGTCCGACCACGACCATCCGGTAGTACCCGTGGGATCCATCAACTCCCGTCGTACCGCTGCGTTAATCTGCGCCTGTGTCCAAAGATCTGAGAGAGCCATGACTACTTCTCCTGCCCATCATCCGCAGCATCTAACTTATCCGCGTGAATGATTGCGTTCTCCACGTGGTTTGGTTGTATCTTATCCAACAACGCCGCAGTCCACCTAGACAACCGCGCCTTACGTCTACGCCGCCCAACCTCAGAGGAGATTGTCTCCTGGGGCGGAGCTCCTAACACCAACGAGGCGTACGCACGATCTATGTTGTAGATGAAATTCCCCAACCGACGTTTCATGCTGATTTCCTCACCGTAGCAATCGCTGCTCGTACCACTGGCATCGCGATCAACGCCATAAGCTCCGAACCGTAGTTCGGGTCTGTCGCGTACCGTTTCGCCACTCCCGCCACGAGCGCAGGTAGGTCATGATCCTTCTCCCACCGTTCAAACGCATCCCCATACGGAGCGCCGGTCGCAATCAACGCCCCGTGAACATCGAACGCCTCTTTCAACGTCTCGAACTTCCGGAACGGCAGCTCGAACATCTCCGCCTTTCCGTGGATCACCTCGATGGTACTCGCGACGACCGACGGTTGACCCGGTAGGGCTTTGATCCCAAACGGGTTGTTCGACCCCGGAGGGACATGCCGACCCCACGCAGACTCCTGCGCCCACTGTGCGACGGTAAGCTCCGCAGGACATCCTGTGGTACGTTCCGAGGCGACCGCAGCTACGGAAGCTAAGGTAAGGTTGTTACTTTGTTCTGTTGATAACACACGGCACCATACGATCCGTTCGGGGAGGGTGCCGGTGGGGGCGAGCGATTACTACTTTCTATTATACTACAACCAACGCGGGGTTCGCTATTGATCGATGTGGACCGTGCTTCGTAAGTATCTCATCCAATCGATTCATCAACCTACGACCGTTGATGGCTCCCATCGCGCAGATCGGACCTTTGCCAAGCACCTCCCCAGTCTTACGGTCCCCCAACTGTCCAAGCGGGCAGGACTCCAACGTGTAGTGGAGTTGGTGGCAGGGGTAGCACGGGGCGATTGCGGTGTCCGGCTCCAAACAGTAGTCGTTCGTCCAGTACTTACACAGGTTAGTGTGATTCGAATGGGAAAGAAACGTCACCTTCGGCATGTCGTAACACGCTGCGACGTTCATCACCATCGACTCCGGACCGACCACTGCGTCAGCGACAAACGCTAGGAACGCTAGGGACTTCCGCAAGGACCATTTCCCGCAGGTCCGAATCACCTGAGGATCGTCGAACTCATCCGGCTGGGACTCCGCTGAACCGAGGAGGAACACCACCACGTTGGGGTTTTTCGGCAGCCACTCCCACAGGACCGGGGCGACCAACGGGTAGATCTTGTGGTACGAGCTACCCTTCATTCCCCAGCCGACCACAAACTTCCCAGCAAGCTCCTTCCTCAGCGCGAGAGCTTCCTTACGCTCCCCCGGAGAGAAAAATAACTCGCCTCGTGTACCAACGGCCTCCGGATATCCCCCAAGGGCCATAGTGTGGTCGTAGTAATTAACTGACCCGCAGGTATCTTCTCGCCAAGCTTTGGTGGTAAAAAAGTCCCTCCGTCCTTCAACTTTAAGCAGGCGTCCTTCGATCGATTCGGAGAGGTTGATGTACTTCTCATAATCTCCTTTCCACTCAGCCCAATACTCGCCGAGATCTTTGTTTGGTATCGCCTCACGTTCCTGGAATACGATGTTGGCCACGTAAGGGTTGTTATCAAGTAACGGTGCGGCGTACGGAGTGATATTCATCGTCACCTCGTACCCATCCTCCGCTAGCCGACGAATGAGGGGGGTGATCATCACCATATCCCCCAACGCTCCATACCGAACGATACACGCCCGTTTCTCGGGGGACCGCTTCTGATACGGTACAACCTCTCCTCGCCGACCCGCGATCTTCTTCGCAATGATCAGCATATCCTCCCCACGAGTGTCCTGGTATTTCACCCGCCACGCTCCGGAGGATTCCAACAACCCGATTAACGAATTCTCATCAAAGGTGACCCTCGTCGGCGGGAGCGACGTGGGGATGTTCCCGTAAAACTTCTTCGGATCCGCTATCCAGTTCTTCTTCAAGTACAACACCACATGTCCGCCCTGGCGGAGCTTCGCTACCATCTCCCGTACGATGGCCTCAGGGGACGGGCACATCCCCAGGTGCGGCCCAATCACCACGTGATCGAACACCCCATCTTGGAATATATCCCACCTCCCGTCCGCGATGGAAACATTCGGGGCGGGAAGGATATCCATGTTCAAGGAGAATTTCCCCGGTGCTATCGCCACGCGGGGGAAGATGTCATCCCCAACCCCAAACGCGAGACCTCGCCCCGTGAGATAACCCACGGAGCGAAATCTAACCCACGATTGTGTTGGAGGAACTGTTGGACGAGGAGGACTACTCTTCGACGTCGAGGTTTGGGTCGTCATCGAAATAATCGTCTCCAGAAGAGTCGGGTGCAGAGAAGCTCAAGTTGAACTTCAACATGTGATTAAACGCTTGGTACGCTCCACGGAACTTTCCCTGGTGCGGTTTCAGCACGCCTTTCAGCGCACGTACCGAGATATCCACTGGGCGATCATTCACCTGATCTTGCACCCATTGGATCTCCACTCCCGCAGCGGCGAGTTCCTTCCAACCCTTCCACGGGGTCTTCACCTCACGGATGGTGAACATAAACCCACCCCCGTGACCTGCGTTGATGTGATTAATTACATTAGCTGCGGTGGGGATCAGTGCAGTTTTGCACGCCTCATCCGCAGGATGTCCTGGGAGACACTCGCAGACGATCCGCGAGACTCCGTAACCAGCTTTGTCAAAAGTGTCCCATCGGGTGTAGGTTTTTCCCCCACCCCCGGAGGTCTTTGACTTGCTTTCGGGTTCGGCCACGGCGACGTCCGCCGAGCTCGACACGGTGTTAGTTTTTGCCATAAGGCTCCTTGTGAATTCAGGGTTGTTTAAGGCACAACCCTCAAAGCCTATCTTACACCTACGACGGCAGTTCCTGCTCTTCGAACTGGATGCGGTATTTACCCGCAGTGCCACCCGACGCAGTAAACGTACCAATCAAACCTTCCGTAGGCTGACCACCGATCGCGAAGATTGCATTCGCGGCGGTCATCACACCTGAGAGGATCTGGCTGGCTGTAGCCGTAGTCAGAGTAACCGCACCGAACGTATTCGTACCGTTCAGAAAGCTGAGCACCAGCGCCGTAGCCGCAGCATTCGGCGCAACGATGACTTCAACTTCGATGTTGTTAATCTGAGTTCTGCGGGTGAATGCCGGAAGCATATTCGCCGCAGTTTGGGTTAGCGAGTTAGACGCGGTGCCCGCGCCGGTAGACGTACCGAGATCGAAGACCCCGATATCAACCTGAGGACGTGAGAAGTATTTCTGATCAGAGTATCCCATGTGATTTCTCCTTTACAGACTCGTCACATAGACGATATGCTGCTCGCTGTCGGTGCTGAAGCTCCAAACAATCTTGAAGCCCAACAGAGCGTACCAAGCAAGCCCCTGATCGCGTCCGAAGTCCGTGGGGATCTTCACGCGAATCTCTTCCGGAACCGCTACAGCTTCGTAGACAATATCCGAACCGAAAAACAACGCTTGACCCTGGACGGAACCAGAACCGACAGTGTTGGATAGATACCCGGTCTCTTCAACAAACCGAGTCATGTAATAATTACCAACCTCACCGTTGAAGATGTTGGTGCTGAACTGAACCGTGTATTTCGACACGTCCACCCATCCACCAGTACCCGTATCGGAGTGCATCCCCGACAGAGCCGCGACCGAAGCGATGCAGACGTAGTTACGTCCGTCGTACTTCGGAATCAGCTTCTTCTTCATGAAGTCGACGATCGAACGTGTGTTCGCCGCCGTAAGGTTGGCGCTCGCGGTAGCCGACGCCGTACCGTTGGTCGTGATAACCACGGAGTTGGTCGCAGAGCAAACCGCGATAAAATCGGTCAGAACATACTGACCCATACAGGCGCTCTCCAGCACCTTCACCATGTCGTCCCGAAGCTTTTGCTCGGTGACCGGCTCCAGTTGGAACTGCGCGAGGTTCATCAACTTTTGAGTGAAAGGAATCGAGTTCCCGTACTCAAAAATCTGACCCGTACCCTGATTGGTAATGAAATTAGTCTCGGGGATGGTGTTGGTTTCCACCAGCGTTCCACCCTGAGTTGCAACGTTACCCGCCTTATCAAACAGCCATGTATCACCACGCTGCTTGCCGATGGCTTCCTTTACGTCGACAAACTGCCGACCACGGAACATCGGCTGCGCTCTATGACGCAGTCTTTCAGACAGATAGGGTTGCGACCAATTCCCACCAAGGGTGCTTACAGAAAATACTTGTCCAGGCATGGCCTAGGATCTCCTTGTGTGATTTAGTTTTAACCCATCCCTCGTCGCGAAGCTTCAGCTTTCTTACGATTTTCAAAGTAAGACGACATCGACTCTGGCTCGGGCTGCGAAGCCTCTGCTGGAGCCTCTGTCCGCTGGTTAAGCTGTTGCGGTGCAAGGGTTGAAGCGGATAGTACTTCTTTGTTTCGTACCATCGCTTCCGTCTTACCAGACCCACGGATTGTCTGATGTAGCTTTCGTGCGGTATCGGTTGCATCGAGGACAGCTCTCTTGTACTCTCGTACAGCATCCTCGGTCGTTTTAATCTTTCCAGCAGCTTTCACCACTTCGAGAGCTCGCGCAGCTTCGGCGGTGATGTAGCTTTCTAAAACCAACAGATCCGGGTTTGCGGCCCGAACCTCGTTAACAAACTGTTCAACCTGGTTCTGAGCGGTCATGATTTCCCGCGTGCGGGCCACGGCCTGCTCAACCATCGGAGCCTGTGCTCGCTTCGCCATTGCCTCTGCGAGAGCATCCTCCGCTTCTTTCACTCGACCCTCGCGTAGCAAGGCAATCCATCCTGGCTCTGGCTCGGCTGGGGGAGTAGCGGTAGCCGGAGCTGCGGGTTTGATTTGATTCTTCACCGCCGCGAGCTCGTTCTGTACGGCTCGAAGGGCTTCCAGCACCTCCGGAGGAAGTGACGCTACCGCTGGAGCGGAGCTGGTTCCCACCGGGGTTGGATCGGCTTGCGCTGCCGTCGCTGATACCGGGGCTTCGCTCGATGTTCCTGCGGGGGTTGCTTCCTCCGAAGAGGACCCGTAGTGTTTCTCGTACAACTGCCGTCGAGCTTCTTCAGCGGCGGGATTGCCGTGAACTGGTTCCGATGCGGCTACTGCAGCAGCATCTCCACCGGTTGATAACGTGGTCTGTTCGGTGACTACCGTGGTGTCTTCCATATTGTTCCTTATCCTAGTATTAGAGTTCCTGTAAGTTTAACTGAAGTTCCCTGCGTGTTTGTTGACGTCGGAGCAATGGAGGGAATCACGCTCGACGGATCCAAGAGGTTCTTTGATTTCAAATCCTGCACGATGGTTTCGATGATCGTTCCGACAGAAACTCCATCAAGAGTTCCGGGGATCTTCCCCGAAGCTGACAACGCGTTGATAAACGGTGTGGCAGCGTCGAGCACGGATTGAAACTTCGTAGGTCCGGTCTTTGCACCGAACAACGCTTCTGCGTGGGTGATTAGAGAAGTAACGAGCGGGGTAATCTTCGGTAGAGCGATTTTTAACAACTCCGCACCAATCGGTGCGAGTGCAACTACTGCTGCTGCGGCCATGGGATGTTAACTCCTGCTTTTCGGAGTTCGGCCACAGCACGCTCACCTCGGGAAAGGATATTTCCAACCAGATCGATGATGTAGTCGATTCCGTAGATTTTACCTGCGAGTTGTTCTTTGGAGATTTCCATCGGTTCACCGCTAGTAGACGGTACCCGAACGGGCAGCCCTAAAGTACTATTCACAAGCATCTTCGTGTAGTTATCCCTCTCACGCAGCAAAGCGGGACGGAGGGTATCCGTCCACGCAATGTGATGTAGAAGATCGCTGAGATCTTCCGCTTTAGCTGCATCTAAGAAAGGGGATTTGGACATGTACCTAACTTACAGCGAGCTGCCCCGAGGGACTTTCACTGTGTATTGATTCCTGGCATCGACGTTATGTCCGCCCATTGCGCCACGGGGAATTTTGTTAGATCCGTGCCCGCCCTCGCCAGCGGCGTTCATCCCCTCGGAGTTGGGTCCGAGGTACTGATGACCGTAACCGGCCCGACGAGCTTCAGGAGTAGCGTGATTGTCCTCGATTCCACCCGAACCCGGCAACGGGCGAGTGGGGTTGTTCTCGGATTTACCATCCGCAGGACCGAAGTCATACGGACGCAGCGGACGAGCGAGATCGTTGTTTTTTGGATCAGTGAGATTACTTCCAGCCATGTGTTTGTACCTTTTCCTTTTCTTAGATCGTGCCTTTGAACAACGCACATGCGTGCGCGATGGCTTGGATCAGATCGGCACGTTGACCTTGACCTGTATCACCATCGTAAGCTAATTGAACGATATACGTTGCCATAGCGGTGGGGTTAGTAACCGCAGTGGAAACGCCGTTAACGAGAACTTTTTTACCCTGTTTGTAGGCAGTGTAAACAGCGCCGCCGTTTTCTGCGGCACTAGACATTTGAGCAGCCATAGTGTTATTCTACCACACCTTTCGTTATCCTTGCTGTTAATCCTACAACGGACGTTTGAACACTGCTCGGTTCTGCCGGATCCGTTCCCAGGTCATTTCGTCCTTGTGGGGGTTGAACACCGTGGTGATTTTTTCCCATCCTAACGCGCCGAGTTGGTTGAATACAGGTAGGATATCCTCTGACCAATCATACCTGACAATGAGATACTCCCAGGCGGTGGGAAGGGTTTTACTAAAACTGCTGTTAGTTCCAAGAGCGGGATTTCCTTCGATGATTATCAAGCATTATACTTCCTATCAGAACGTTAGTTCCCCTGTCCCGATTGTGTCGGAGAAGAACTTACCCCTGCCGATTGGGGTGTTTGTTCGGCGGTGATTCGAGCTGATTGAGCTTGGTGAGCTTGGACTTGTAAGTTAGCGATCTGCAAGGCTTTATCCACCTCGTCGTGGAAGTGGGAGTGAGCGGCTTTGTGGACTTCCACGTTGTGCTCCGCCTCGGTTTGGGCGTTGTCGAACGACGCCTGTTCACGTTGGTGGTTCAGGCGAACGAGATCCGGGATGAGCCGAAGCAGGTCCGGGGTGATTTGCTGCCCGAACATCGCCTGCTGTTGGGCTGCGGCGGTTTCGGGATCGGCGAGAATCTCTTCGATGTCGTGGATCGCCGGACGGAAAGCTTCGAGGATCCGCTGGAGGAGCTTGGATTGGTTGATGTACGGCAGCCACGCTTGGGGGTTCTGGCCGATGAGATTCATGAACTGAATCAACGATTGGAGCATCTCGGCTTTTTCCAACTGCCCGGTAACACCCATCACATGGACTTTGTAATCCCCTTGGACGAGTTCCATGATTTCCTCACGGGTCATTCCCGCGAGTACTCCGGCTTCCACCCCGAGGATCGCTGCGACCCGAGGGTCCTGAGCGGTGTCCACGAATTGGAATATCAAGTCTATTGCCATCATCACGATAGGAGCGAGGAAGCTCCGTTCGATATCCGCAGCCATCGCTCCGAAGAACGACTGCTGGTTATCCTGCATCGCTTGGGATTCAGTGGCGGTTTGGGCTCCGCGATACCTCGGAATGGCCTGCTGGATCTGAGAGATCAACGACCCTTCCTGATGGGCGACGTTGAGCTCGCTCTGCATCTGCACCGCACCCTGGGAGATGTCGTTCATCTCGATGGGTTTCAGTGCTTCGGCGGAAGGGTACTGGAGGTTCCGTCGGAAGATCTTCCCAGGCGTCAGCCCGGTGTCGAAGTCCTCCGGGTTCTCGTACGCCTCGGGCGCGACTTCGAATATCGGCATCAGGCGGAACATGAGGGTATCCACACCCATGTTCGCAATCCGATTCATCGCTTTGTCGATCTGGCGAACCATCTCCACCAACCCAACACCCTCGGTACGGAACGGTAGAGCTACGGGAGAAAACCCAACGTACGGAGCTTTCCTATGCCAGAACTGATTCTTACCATTGATAAGTACAACCGTGTCGTTAGCGATGAGAACATGGCCGAGACGCTCCTTTACTATTCCATCCACCACGATTGGGCCGTAGTACTCGGTGAGTTTCACCACACCGGTATCCGGCGTTGGGCCGTTGGTGGTTCGGGGCATCTCACCCCAGCGGAGCCATGACTGCTTCGTCTGCTCTTCGATTTTCATCGGCTGGATGGATTTGACGAGGTCCGGATCGAACAACCCCTCCTGTGCCATCTGGAGCAGCTCCCACTTCGGGATTTCAATCTCCTCGATCGTTCCTGTCCAGGCGTTCATCTTCGAACCCGGGAGCCAGTAGAAGTTATACGGGTCCACCGCACGGAGGAACAACTTACCCTCCAGGATCTCCTCCCGGACGATCCGACGTTGTTTCATCATCGGCTGGAGTCCACCCGGACCGGCAGCCGCTTGATCCTGTGCTCCACCACCTGCCCCAGGAAGATTCATCGGGTTGATGAATTCATTCGCGAGTTGGTTCGGGTACAGCCGAGCATCCTGTTGGATGAGGGCTTTTGGAAGCTGACCCACCGGTTGGGTGGTACGGTTTGAGGCCGGGGCTTCCACTGGAACTCCGCCCCCTAGGGGTTGCTGCTCAGGCGGTTCAGAGTTTCCACCCTGGCCTAAGGCTCCTGCTCCTGCACTTCCGCCAGCAAACGTGCTAGGGGTGCCTCCGGGCGGGCCGTTAGGACGAGGTACGTTGGCTGAGGTAGACGCCGCAGTTGCTCCCCGTGCTGCCTGATCTGTGCCGCCGAAAGCCTCGGCTGGTTGGGTTGTTCCTCGGACATCGGTGGGGTTTTGCTGGAGCTGACCGGCTCCGGTGCTGGGGACGAACTGTTGCGGACTGGTGCCACTAGCATCCGTTACTCCTGACATCCCTTGCGGGATCATCCGTGTTTCGACCTTGGTGACGATCCTCGGAACGAGCCCCCACCAAAGCTTCACCACCCCCACGCCGATGATAAAACCGGTCTCAAGGGATTCGGAAAACTCATCCAGAAACCGTGCCTTCTCCAGGAATACCTCCGCGAGGTGAGTCATTTGCTCAGCCCTGCGGACGGTTACGAGATCGTTGGGGTTTTCCGACTCTAGATCGAAAGGTTTCTTCGCAGCGTTGAGGAAACGTTTGATAACATTCGTCGCCTGTTTGACACTAGCGAAGCTCTTCGGAAGAACAATCTTCGACTGCCAATCTTCCTTATCGCTCCAATCTTCCTGGCCACGGTAGATCTGCCAGCATTCGTTCCATACCGACATCTTCTCATACCGGTACATGCGGAGCTGGTTACGCCAGGAAATCACATACTGCCGAACCTTCTCGTCATACGCGAGTTTAAGCCGCTCATCCTCGGTTTGATTGATAGTCGCGGCTTTGGAGGGATTTTGCTCCGATACGAACTCAGCCGGGGCGGACTCGTAAAACGAAGCTACGTAAGACATTAGCTAGCTACCTTACCCATGAGATTTTGAAACAACTGCATGATCGGAGCGGACGTATCCACCTGAGAGCTCGGCGCACCACGTTTCTTCGGGATGGGAGTCGCGAGGCGTTTCTTCAACTCTTCGGCTTTCTGCTGTTGGGCTACCTGCATCTGCTGGGCGATGATCTTCGCAAGATCCCCCTGCGGGTCGGACTGCTGTTGGGCAGGCATCGCGGATGCCCCGCCAACATTCGGCACTCCACCACGCATAGGCGTGGGAGCGCCGGAGTTATTTCCTGGAGCCCCGGTGCTAGGCCCACCCTGAGCTGCTGCGGCCTGGAGTCCTGATCCGGAGAGAATCTTTTGGAGAAGCTGGGTTAGAAACCCTGGTTGCTGTTGGCTTTGGTCGGCCATTTGGTGTCATTCCTTGCTGTACTCGAATTGGTCCCACTGGCGGAGGTGGAATTCGTCGCCAAGTTGTATCTACGTTCGCCCCCAGCGGAGCGGTTTCAGTTATCTTCATTTGATTACCTTCCGAAACAACTCATCGATTCGCATCGTGGGGGAGGTGTTTGGCCCGAGCTGTACGAAGGTGTCATTCCCAGTTCGGGGAGATTTTTCCCAATGATTACAACAACCATCCGGGGAGATTTCCCCAGGAGCGGGAGGTCCATCCTCTCCGACTTTCTTACACCGAAGTTTCGCGGGGTTAAACTCCTCACAACGTTTGCAGGAAAATCCAGCTCGGTTTTCCGTATACCCCGTCGTCGCTCGGGTAGCGGCCCCGTTTCCAGCCATCCGACCTTTGTACAAATCCTGCCAAAGATTACACCCTCCGTAGAAGGCTACTTTCGCTTCAGATCCGCTGTACATACTACACAGCCCATCCGCTGTGATAAACGCACATTCGGAACAGAAATAACACGAACCAGGCGTAAGGACATACCCTGCTTCCGCCTTGGTTACCTTATTCATCCTAACGGGCCTGAGTCTTTCGAACTTCCGGTAGTG